TCTATCTCCTATACTTAAACTAATTTGAGATGTATTTTGAGTTGATCTAAATCCTGGTGATTGTGTACCGTTCTCTTCACACTTGGTTAATGTGTAGTATAGAGGTAGTGTTTGTGTCGGTGTTGGTGAAACAGGTGCAGGTGCTGGTGTGCTAGGTGGTGTTGCAGGTGGAGTTCCTCCTGGTGTGCTAGGTGGTGTTGATGCTGGTGTGCTAGGTGGTGTTGCAGGTGGAGTTCCTCCTGGTGTTGATGCAGGAGTACTGTTTGGTGTTGATGCAGGGGTTCCTGTTGGTGTTACAGGTGGAGTTCCTCCTGGTGTTTGAGTAGGTGTTGGGGTTATTCCAGCTGCCTCAAAAGTAACAGTATCAGAGGTAGTAATACAAACTCCATTTGTACTGGCAACAGTGATACTAGTTGCTGAATCTGAAATTAAAAAAGGGTATCCAGATCCCGTACTGGTTAGATCGTTAAATCCTACAGTTACAGGTCCGTCTCCTGCGTTACTGGTTATCGAAAACGTGCTTGTGTTATCGTAACTTAGTCCTGTAAAGTCAATTTTTATGTTCTTTGTTGCCATTATTTATTATATTTTATCTTAAGATGCTGTTATTTTTCCTGTAAGGTCACAATTAGGCGGAGGAGTTCCTGTTGGTGTTGGTGTTGGTGTACTAGTAGGGGTAGGCGTTGATGTCGCCGTTGGTGTTGATGCAGGAGTACTAGCTGGTGTACTGTTTGGTGTTGATGCAGGAGTACTAGCTGGTGTACTGTTTGGTGTTGATGCAGGAGTACTAGCTGGTGTACTGTTTGGTGTTGATGCAGGGGTTCCTGTTGGTGTACTTGTAGGACTTACAGTCGGTGTTGGCGTTGCCGTTGGACTAGCCGTTGGAAAAGGTGTAGGAGCGGCTGTTGGTTCATCTAATAATATAGTAAAGTTACACGAGAGCGACTGCCAACTTACAGGAAATGTTTTTTCGAAGCATTTACCTGTTTGACAGGTTAATAGTGCTTCTCTAACATCCGGGTCTCTTACCACTACTACTGCTTTTCCTGTTCTGATTTGTCCTGCAGATATAAAAGCAGGTTGAGTCATAGTTACTTCACCTGTCTGAGAGTCTATATATGTTACTTTATAAACATGTGTATCGATAACCTCTGTACCGAATGCTACTTTGTTTATTTTAATTGTTTGAGCCATTTTTTCTCTTTATGTTGTTACTACCGAACCTGAAAGTATTATTTCGCATATATCTAAGGAAACGCCTTCAACTGCTACTAAGCATGTATCACCTAACGATACTCCCTGCACCTGAAATAAGTATTGTGGTGCTTCTACAAAACTTTCTATATTTGTACTAAAGCTAGCATAAGCAGGTAATAGTTTTACTCCAGCTGATTCTAGATCATCTCCGGATAACGTCCATCTTTTTTTTGCTACATATGTTGTAACAAATGCATCCTGCTTATTTAACTTTTTCCAAACACTCATTTCTAGTAGTCTAGTTTGATTCTAATAAGTGCTTCTTTTGTAAAATCTTTTAGTAACGGTGTTGATAGTTTACTTACTGCTAATAGTTCATTATTATCGTTGTACAATCCAACTGCTGTGATATAAGCTTGTGGAGTATCAATCATACTACTGTGTTGTAATTCTCCCGAACCTGAAATGTTAGAAGGGTTAGTTGAGTAATTGAACTCACTGTTACGTGCTCTAACAAATACGTAATTAGAAGATAGTGTCTCCTCTGCTCTTAACGTAAAGCTCTGTCCTGCTTCAATTGAATTAAAAAGTACAGATTTATTACCTTGAAAAGCTGAACCTGTTAGATCGTTAGTTAAATCAATAGTCGGTAAAGCACCGTCACTTTCTAATAAATCTCCATTGAGTACTACTATTCCAACATCTGGGTATAATTTACCGTATACTTTAGCATCACTGTATATCTGTCCTGCTGCCCCAGAATAAATTAAGTATTCTCTACCGCTATCTTTATATGTATCTACAGAAGCAGTCACACTATTGTCTGTAAGGGAAATACTGCTGCTATTTTCTAGTACCAAGGTTAAAGAACCTGGGAGAATTTTTTCTTTAAATCTCGCTCTTTCTACTGAAATGAAGAATACACTATTTGGTGTTGAAGTTCCAAACTGAAAGTCTGTGTTCTCATCTCCATTAATAAGGGTTCTATATTGACCGTAAATTGTAGCCGAAGGTGATTTTCCCGGAACTGCTGCATTATATGGTATTGACCCTGAACCGAATCTGTTACCATATGCAATGGAAAACTGAATTGCTGCTGCTTGGTCTGTAGAGCCTGTTTGGTAAACATTCCAATAATACTGTCCACCTGCTGAACCTGTACCGATTTGGTCTGGGTTGTAAGCGAATGTAGTTAGTGTTACTTGATTATTACTCCACGCTGGTGAAGAAATTGAATCTGAGCTTACTACTATATCTTCTGTATCGAATCTTTTGAATGCCATATCTCTTAGTTATTTACTTTTTGAATAGTTACCGGGATAGTTATTCTAGCTCCAGAATCTCTACCAATAAGTGTAATAGTAGTCTGTAGTTGTGTTCTTGTACCGAATAAAGTATTTACTGTTGTACCAGTTAGGTTAATAGAAGTCCCTATTACTGTCTTAGAAACGTTTGTCCCTACTGTAGTAGTACTGTTTAGTCTCTCAGCTTCCTCAGTATTAATACCAACACCGGTAAAGTTAGAAAGTACTCTTGTATCAGCAATCTGTGCTGTATACCCTCCTGTTTCGAAAGTAGAAGTAGCTCCTAAGTAGTTTAATGTTTGTGGAGTAATCGCTAGAGAAGCTCCTTGTTTTAAAACTATTGCAGAGTACCCAGCTTGTAAGATTGGTAATTTAGAAGTACCTCTTGGTAGGGTAGCAAGCTTGTATTTCATAATCTGATTCTCATCAGGGAATGCTTCTAGTAATGGCATATTTTCTATAGCCTCTCCGTAAAATGCCGATCCAGATGGGTGAGAAGGATTATACAAAGTGTAATCGATTTCATCATCGGATAAGGCAAATTGTGTAATCTTAAAAGAACCATCACCTCTAGCGAGTAGCTCTCTACCTTTTTTAGTTAAAATTGCATCGACTGTTACGACTGCGTTATTTAAATATCCCATTTTAAATGTTGTTTAATATAAATATATGATTTTTATTTTTAATTACAGGTTCCTACTCCATAAAGTATTCTTCCTTTAGGGCCTACTTTATAAATTTCACCGGATGCAGGAAAATATACCTTTTTATTTGATATTGTAATCGGTTTACTTCCTTCGTATGTATATAGGGTGTCACTATCTATAAACCGGATGCTTATTATTTCATACTGTCCGCTTCCAGGAGCGTTAAAAACTCCATCCATTGCTGTAGATGTTCCATCTATACCTCTTGTTACGGTAACGTTAAATATAGTTCTATTCCACCCAGTCTGTGGTCCAACTACGGATACTTTTGTTACCTCTACATAATCTACTTGTGTGTTGTTGGTTAAGTATACTATTGCTCCAGGTTTCAACTTATACACATTTTCATTTGGAATTGTAAATTCCATTTCTGTTTGTGTATTAGTTATAGAAGCAAAAGATGAGGTAGTTCCGTTTATAAATCCATCTAAACCTCCTCTAGAAGCAGTAGGGATTAAATTTGAACTTGGTTTTGTATTGTATGTTGAATCAAAACTTGCCTCAGTTATCACTAGATCGCTAAGGGACTGTGAACATATAGTACTGTTAGTAATAGATGTATTAAATATACTTGCATCAACCTGTATTAAACCTAGTGATGGATTTGTTCCGTAATCTGATATTGATGTCTTGCTCCCTAGGTACCTACCTGTTATGTTGGAAAGTGAAGAATAATTTGATTCAGGGAACTCAGCTAGGTTTGCAGTATCTTCTAATATATTAGTAATATTAGTAGGTACTATTGCATCGTTCTTTCTATCTACATCATATATATTTTTACCTCTTCTTATTTCAATTTTACCCTTATAGATAGTGTCTATAGCTGCTTGAGTTAGAGTTTCTGGTACATTATTATATAGCGGGTAAAATACTGAGTTTCTGAAGTCTAAAGAAACATTTTCATTAAAAGGTTCCAAAAGTATAGTTTCACAAACTTCTTCATTTGGTTCTTCTAGAAATTCAAATGGCACTACGTCCAAATAGTAGTACGAACCGTATTTAGTAACACTATTAATCTCCACTACAAAGCCAGGTCCTATTTGAATAGTTAGACCAGTAAGTTGATTTAAACTAGAATCATATGAACTAAGAGAACAATCGGTACGGTGGATAGTTATACCCTTAACTTGGTACAAATCATCTCTCAGGATTAGTATCTGTCCTGGTTCTGGTGTGTTTATTTTAAAATCTTCTAATGTCATTTGTTATCTATAGTATTAGATTTTTAACTACCCTTCTGATATTATTATGTCTAATTCATCTTCCGGGTTAACATTGTTGAATTGGTACGAAATAGAAGTAACAGGGTTATCTACTGCTATGAATCTTGTATATTCTACTGTGTTATTTCTTACAAACTGTATAGTTGTAAAATCTGCAACTGTTGAATCAGGTTGAGTTCTGCTAACTGTAGCTATCGAATAAAAGGAAGGGCTTGGCGCATTTCTAAGTTTAAACACACTTGAGGAGCAAGGAACTAGTGCACTAAATGAAGTTAACGGTCCACTTTGTCCGTTTGTATCGGTATATGTAGCTACATATGTCGGGCACTCACCTGCTTCTAGTACTGCTAATAAGACATTTAGCCCTATCTGGTATGTTTGTCCTACAGTTGTCGGAGTAGGAGTTGGAGTACCTGTTGGAGTAGCAGAAGGAACTATCACCGCATTAGTAGGGGTAGGTGTTGGAGTTTGAGTAGGTGTACTAGTTGGAGTTGGTGTTGGAGGTTCTTCGTACTGGATGATACCGAGTTTATATTTAACACCGGTAGAATATGCGTATTTAAATGGATTAATAGGGTAAAAATCTGTTTGTGAAACAGTGATTTGGCTTCCTGATAATTCTCCGTTAAATTTTGCTTGTTCTAATAAATGATCTTTTTTAGGGGCTATTCCTCCTGAAGTCATATAACTAGAACTATAGTTTGTAGTTTTTTCTACACTACTTCCAAATGATTTACCATGGCTGCCACTATAGTTTCCTACTGTAATTGAACCGGTTATAATATCATTAGTAAATGTACCTTGAACTTGTTTTACTTTATTTCTTTCAAGTAGGTGAGGTTTTACTACAATACCTGTTTCTGTGTTTGATCTAGCGGGTACAAAGTCTTTAACCATTTTAAATACTACGTTATCGTAGAATTTTAATAGTCTTGTAAACTCCTGTAGGTTATATGTATTGCTTTTTAGTATAGAGTTAGCTTGGTTATTTAATGCTTGGTAACTGCTCGAAAAAGCAAGACCTGGGTCTCCTATAATATCATCAATATTAAATCCGCTGGCTGTTAAAGCAGTGTAAATTTGATCATTTTGATATTCAGCTACTGAGTATCCTATTTCCACAGAGTGTACTTGGTCTGTAAACTCGGTTGGTCTTTTATTAATTGATGTATATATAGATAATGTACTACCGGATATAATACTTCCGGTACTGTCTATTTTAATATTGGCTAACGAACTAGTAGATTGTTGCTGTGGTCCTAAGTTAATAGAGCCGTCTGTTCTTTGCCCACCTTGAGTTCTAATATAAAGTCCTTTATGGGCTCCATCGCTGTTTAAAGTAGGTACACCAAAACTATTTAAAAGTACTCTTGCAGCTCTTTCTGTTCCTTTAGATTTTAAAAGTAAAGGTAAGTTATGGTACAGTCTTTTGTATACTTCTCTTCTATAATTTTCTTCGGAAGTAGGGCTAGTAGAAGCGGTTATAAATGTATTAACAACTTCTTCCCCTGGTTGGTAAAATTCACCGGTAAAAGTTTTAAATAGATCTTCGGTAGACTTATTGCTTGTGTATAACTTTAAACCAAAGTTTTTAAGAGCGTCTTGAATAAGATCTTTAGAAATACCTTTATCAAGTCTGTTATCAGCGTCGTACTTATCTGTTACAGCTTTTGAGTATATCCATAAGTTATCAAAATGCTGCCCTAACATATTTAGGAATACATTATAAGGTTCATTGTTAGAATCTTCTCTAAGGTATGTAGGTACAGTGTTTAGTAACCGGTTAGGGTTTTGTTGATCAAACAGTATTGCTGTTCCTATTTGAGTATTCCACCAGGATCCTGTTGCCGGTCCGGTAGTGTTTACATAGGGTTTTGTTGTATTAGATTTAGGCCATGATGTTGAACCGCTTTCATAGTATAGGTGTCTATCGTAATGGTCGAAGTTCTGAAGGATGTTGTTGATTAATCCTTCGTAATATGTATTGTCTACATTTAAACTACCGGTTGAATCTAAATAGCTTTGGTAGTTCTCTATAAGATCAAGTTTATATTTAAAGTTTCTTAATCTTTCGTCTGCAGATGAAAATTGAATAAAATTTTCGTAATCTGTATAGTCTATACTAATATTAATACTCTTCTCTTCAAACAAAGATCTTAACTCTCTATAAGTGTTATTTGTAGGAAAGTTAAATAGTTCTTCGTAGTTAAGGTATTGAGAAGGTATTGTACTCTCTTCAGAAAGATCTAGACTAAAATTCGGACCTTTAAGGTAAGGTACTTTTATTTCATCGGTAACTGATTCAGCTTCTATTTCAAAAGTAACTGTATCTGATATTACTTCTTCTAATGTTAGTATATCTTTTACGGTGTGTCTTGCAGGAAGAGGTTCGTATAATTTTACTATTACTGACTTACTGTTTTTATAATTTTGGGTACTAATATTAACCCCTATTAGTAGGTTATTTTTTTTAAAATTTAACCTGAAATCAGATAGGTAAGAGGTTGAGTTTAATTTAACCTGTATTGCTTCTACAAATGTAGTTATCTGATCATCTGTTAGCTTTGTTGTTAGGAGCCTTACTTCTGTTCTGTCCGGGGAGATTTCTTCAATGAAAAAGTCTACATTTGATTTTAACTCAGAAAATAAATTATCTAGGAAATTATAACTAAGTCTTATTCCCCCGTATTCGTACCCCAGATTTAAGGCGTCTTGTTCTGGGTTAAGTGTAAGTTTTGACGCACCTTTTGTCCCAGAGGTTTCTGATCCCTGTAGGTACGACTGGTCTACGTAATTGTGGTTAGATTCTAAAAGTTCTCCGTCTATAGAGTATACGTGAAGTTCTATATTATGTTTTTCAGGGATAAATACAGAGTTAATATCGTAACTAGTAACTAGCTCGACATCTCTACTTTGGTATTCCTGTTGTTCATTAGTAGTGTCTACTAAAAAAGTCTTATACGTTGTTTGCTGCATCTGTTATAGCCTGTGTCTGTATTTCAATCTTTTCTTGATTTATAACCAATAATCTTTCTCTAAGTTCTGTTATCTCATCTAGTAACGGTTGTACATCTGTAAGGTCTTTTTCTAAATCTACTAATTTAGAACTTTCTTTTAATAAGTAAGTATGTGAATTAGCTTCTCCTTCAATTGGAATCTCATAATATAATTTACTGTATAGTCTAAAAAATTCAGCTACAGTATCGTTATTAACTTCAACTACGGGATCTACAAATGTAGAAAAGTTAGAATCAACAACTTTATTAAATTCGTCCTTTTTTAGAACCGTCTTATGTATTTTTATTTCATTAGCCATTTCTAACTACCTTAAATACGTTATCTTTATTAATGACTGCTGTTGTTCCATCTATTACGGACTTAACTAATACCCTATAGTACCTCTCTGGTTGTAATCCATCCATGTATATATCAAAGTAGGAACCTTTTTCATCACAAGATATTTTTGTAAACTCGTCATCAAAAGGTATGACCATCTCTTCTGTAAATTCATCTTTCAACCCCCAGTATGATTCTTGAGGTAAAGCGTAATTAGTTTTGTATACTGAACTAGTTGTAAATGTTCTTACTGGGAATTTAGGTCTAGCTAGTAATCTAAATCTTTGTTTACCTATATCTGGATATTGTCCTTTATTATTGGTGATATCAATTTCGGCAATATCTGTTCCTAATACATCTAGGCTTCCAGTAAGGTATGAACTATCGTCCCATTTTAAGTCTAAAGTTGGAGGATATATTGTATTTGTATTTGCGCTATAAAATTTATGTCTAACAGAAGATGTAATATCAAACTCTATATCCGATGGAAATTTGAGTATAAATCCGTTATTTGATATACTTCCTGTATACATTAATTTAACTGCCTCAGTAACGTTTAAATCTAGGTCTACACTATCATTTACTTCAAAGCTTTGACTAGATTCTAAACTAATACCATTAGAACCTGTATACCAGTTTCCTCCTCCGGGATACCCTTCAAGGTACGAACCTGTAACGTAGGCTGGCATGTTAACGGTATTGTGAGGTAAAGTCCAAGATCCCTTACTTTGTTCTAGTGCATATCTCCAAGCAGCCCCGGATAAATCCCATGGGTAGTCTCCATACTTACCTACTCCACCGTCCCAATATTCATACACCGGATAGGCATAAACCGAGTGGGATATAGGTGTTTCATATGCAGTAGCTATCTTTAGGTTAAGGCTGGCGCTATATTCGGTAGATCCTATCTTATTAGATACAACATCATTAACCTCTCTATCGGCAAAATGTAAAAGTATCCTAGACATTTGCGGTACTTCAGATATATTATAACCTCCTATCTCTAACATCTCGTCATACCCTGCATTCGCAATCGGTACTTCAGTGTAGATAAATGTATCTTTATCGGGAAATATTTTATATACTGCCATATTATAATGTTGTTATTCTTCCTTTAATATCCTGTTCTGGGAATTTTACTTCAAATATACAAGGATCATAAGAAGGGTAAACTACGTTATTTCTTGTTGCTCCTTTTACATCATAACCGAAAGCACTATAGTTTCCTCCTGCTTTATTTACTACTTCTATATTCTGTATTGTTTGTACTCCTTTTACTTTATCTAAAGTAGAGTAAATTTGCGATAAGTTCACCGGTTGGTTAATTGTCCATTTGGTAATATTAAATAACTCTTGTAATTTTATGTTACAGTTAAGGAGCACATCTCTACCGCTATAATCTGGTCTCACTATAATATCGTAATTTACGCCAATATTTACTATAAATGCGTCTTTAATGTTTATAGAGTCTGTGAGTAGCATATACTCAGAAAGGTATGTTTTTAAATTCTCTTTTAATTTTACAGAGCCTTGAACTAGTTTTTTGTTTACATCGTAAGATAGTACATAAAGTGAAATAGCTAGTGGGTTATTGTCTAATAGAACTGAATCTACGCTGTTTGTGTTGGTTAATTGATCTTGAGTAGCATAAGCTTTAGCTATACTTCCAAATTTTCCAGGTAATGATAATGCTCTTACTGTGTAATCCTGTAGTGTTACTGCTCTATTTTGCTCGTTGAAAGCTCTTAAAGAATTTTGTCTTAATTCTTCTACAGTATCACCATCTCTTCCTCCAGCTGCTGGTTTAGGGTTGTTGTAGGTGAGTGTTGCAAATGATGGAGATATTGTTACATTAGATGCTACTGTGATTGTATTAGCAGGAACGTTAGCAGTTACTCCTCCACCTGTGAGGTATTTAATTGTTAATGTGGTATTACTAGGTGCGATACCGTAAGATTTACTATATAGAAAGTTAGATGGATCAAAAGCTCTATCTATTGTACTATCTGCATTATTATTCCCTATATTTAAATTTGACGGGTCGGGTAATATAACGGAATCATCACTACTATTTGTACCGGCTCCGAATTGAAGTTGTAAATACCCGCTAGAAAGAAACCTAGAAACAAATCTTCTTGGAACTTTTCTTAAACTTAATGTATGTGGTAGTCCATTAGATGTAGAAAAGGTAGCCTCTTCATCAACATAAATTGTATCTTGACCTAAAAAAGGAACTTCGTACCATACGTTATTATCGGAGTCAGTTACTTCTAATATCCTAACTATATTACTATCTTGAATAGTTATGGTTTTAAACTTTTCTACAGAAGTTATAGCTTGTGTAGTAGTTTTTACTTCTCCTGAAATAGCTTTAACTGTTTTAGTAAGTTTGTAGCTTTCTGGAAGGTTTGAATAATCTAAGCTGTTTATTATAACATCTGTTGGATCGAAAGAGCTTGAATAAGAAAAGTCTACTCTCTGTTCAATAATAAATGAAGTTTGTGAGCTATCGGTGGATCTTAGAATAGCGTTTGGCTGTAAAATTGCTGCTTGATCCCAGTTAGGGTTATAACTACCACCGGTAGCATCTATAATCTGTGAGATCTCGATATCGACTTCTGCTACTCCGGTTACTTTAGGTTTATATCCCATCATATATGCTAAAGCATATAGGTTTTTAGGGTCTTTAGCATAGGTTAAGTATGTTTCTTGAAGCTGGGTGTCCTGGTAAAAGGACAGTACATCTCCAACATAAGAAGCCATTTCGATAAACATCATACCGGGTGAGGTAGGAGAAAAATCGTTGTAGCTATCAGGAAAGTAGTTTTTAGCGTACTCCACTAATTGATTTCTAAAATCAGAAAAGTCTTTATTAATATACTTTATGTCTCTTTCTTCTGCCATTATTGGTCGATATTAATTAGAAGTTCATCTTCTATATTTGTGTCTGCTATTGTATACTTCAAATAAAACCTAACAGTATTAGAGTTCGGTGTAGCTGTTAGTTCAAATGTTTTTGGTACCACTCTTGGGAAGTATGTGGCTAAATCTTCAGCTATAATCTCTTTAATATCCTGTAATGTATCTTGAGTTATATTCTCAAACAGCATTTTTCTAATATTAGAGCCAAAGGAAGGGTTTAGGTACCTTTCACCTTTATTAGTCAAAAAATAATTAATTAGGTTGTTCCTAATAGCATCCTTAGTTAAGTAATTAGAATTAAATACAGCTTTACCAGAGAAAGGTAAATCTACTCCGATAGCTTTTCTAGGTTCTAAATCTAGAGGGTATATTTTTTGAATTTGAAATGCCATTATAGTCTATTACTACTTTTTTCGTTAGCTAGATCTAAAACCTTTTTAGCTTTTTTTACAAAACTTAATTGAGATATATCTAAACCGGGCATATTTTCCGGTGATGTCATTCCCATTTGATTAGCCATAGAGGAAGCGAAGCTTGGTTTCTGTACCATTGACGAATCAAAGTTCATAACATTCTTATACTCCTCTCCAGACATATTATTTTTAGTTTGATTTAACATCTCTTGGATTGGATCGTCGAACTTTAAATTAGTTGTCTTTGGTTTCATATCAGATAAGCCCATCATTTCTGCTAAATCCTGTCTTGAAGGTTTTTTCGGTGCTGACCATGAGGTCTCTCCTGCTATAGGAGCTGGTTGTAATCCTGTAGGTGTGCTAGCTGCTTTAACTGCTTCGTTCATTACTTCTTGTAACTCTTCCTTAACAGCGGCTCTCACTTCTTCTCTGATTATCTTTCTAAGTTGATCGAGTTTCATATATATAAATAGTTAGTTTATGGAAGTTGATTATCTATTCTAAATTTTAATTCATCTATTAAGACTTGCTCAGAGCTTGCAAAAGATAAAGGGCCTTTTATTACTATAATTCCTCTAAAATCTTTAGCTACTGCTTGTCTTTGTGGTACACTTATACCTGTCTCGGTATTTGTTACAATGGATATAGTGTATGTATTTCCATTAATATTGGAAGTATACTCCACTCCTTTTCCTTTTCCTCCGGCAGTTGTACCTGAGGTTCCAGTATTTTTATCCTGTAAACCTTCTAATATTTTTTTTCTATCTTCATCTGATAGATTTGGATTGGAAGCACATCTAGCCAGTAACCTTTCTATTCTACTAAGCTTAGTTCGAACTGGGGAAAATATACCGGAGGCAGATGATAACAGATCCTTGATAGCTGTCTGGTCATTTTCTAATGTGTTAATCATATTAGAAGTAAACGTTAGTAGTTGTGCTTGTGCCTGTATGACTCCTGTCGGTACTGAAAATATTACACCTATCGGGCCTGGTCCTCCAATAGTCGAAGGTAGCGGCATGTGTGAAAGTACCTCTACTATTATCTTACCCGCTTTGATTGGCTTATCTAATTTTTTTGGAAGTTTTTCTAATTGCCCTACTTGTCTATCTACCTTATTCATTAGACTGTTTACATTGTCAACAGTCTTACCCATTTGCTTTAAAACTTCAGGCGGCGGACATTGATTAAGTAATTCGTTTATAATTTCATTTACTTTGGTATTAGCATACTGTATAGCCATAGCTTCAAGATCTCCTATTTTAAAGGCAGCAAATTGAGCTAGTAAACTTTTAAATTCTTTTAAATATCCGTGTGGCATTATTCAGTGTATACTTTTCTGGATTTGAGTTGTGATTTTCCTCCGGGGTTAATTTGTGCCTCTAAGCTTTTCATTCCTGCTTCAAGTAATTTACCTCTTAATATTAAATTAGGGATAATTTTACCGTCTATAGTTTTAGCTTTTACTAAATCTTTAGCTAGTTCTTTTAAATTGTATAGTAATTCACTTAAAAACTGTTCTGTTGACTCCCCTAATAGTACAGGTTCGTATTCTTCAACTAAAGCTTTTTCCCCTAAGTATATTTTTTCTGCATCTAGTGCTATATAGTCTTTAGCATCTAAATTAATGTTTTTAGAGGTAACTCCGAAAGCTTCTTTACTTGAAAATAAGATGCTTTCTTCTTTTGAATTAAAATAAAGTCTTCCTCCATTCACAACTACTTGTGAACCTTCATACTTATCTGCTTTTATTGGAGCTTTCTTCCAAGCTTTTATCTTATCTCTAGCTTGTTTTAACGGAACTGTGTGATTAGAAACAAGATATATCGAAGATTCATCTTCGTTTATATCTTCTTCAATGTAATCAGAACCATTTTCAGTCTTCTTTTGGCCATTACTTATAATAGTAAAAGGATCTCCTTCATTAGATTGGTTGGTATATATATTCTTAAAATGTTTAGTACCAGACAATCGTATGGATTGACCTTGTCTCCCTTCTACTAAAACATCTCCTGGGTACGGCTGTAGAGGGTTTATGTTGTTTTTCTCTTTAAAGTCATTCCCTAAATCTACCTTAGATGTAGAAACACCGTCTGGGGAGGCATTATGGTGGGGATGATTCCAAACAGATATGATAGATATATAATAAAAAGTAGAACTAGTAGACTTCTCATTAGAAGACTCTTCGTCAGGAGCTGAGGTAAGAAGTACTATTTCGTTTACTAGTGGGATCGTTCTTAAAGTTGCACTAGAAGGAAAAGCAATAGGTAGTGTTTCGGTATTGTCGCTGTTTAGCTTTTTATCTACTGGTTGATATTTAATGGCTCCAATACATTTAGTTTTTCCGTACTTATTATACTCAGGATGAGTTTCATCCATAATCACATCGATGACACGTACAGGGATTAAAGCAAGGTTATTTGCCGGTAACCTGTTAGCTGAGTTTAAATTACTGGAAAAACTAGTTGATAGATTCATCCGTCTCTTCTTCTTTCTTAACTGATTCTAATTCAGCCTCTATTTGATTCTGTTCTTCTAACAAATCTTGTAAATCTGAGAAATCAAAATCACTTGCAGACTCACCTTTAGATTCTGCGCTTACTATCCTTTGAATGATTGTGGCCATCTTAATTAAAGCGTCGTCATTCTTTACACCTATCTCCATGTATTCTTTTATCATAGGGACGATTAAAGTCGCATCTCCTATGTTCTCTATTAGAGGTTTTAACTCTCTAATTAACCCTTGAACTTGTGATCTTGTATCTTTAGAGTTATCGTAGATTTCTCCGAAAAGATCTGATAGGGTCTTTCCATTAAATATTTCTTTATCTAAACTCATAGTTTATAGTTTTATTATAAATAGAGTTACAATGGTTTTCGGGAAAGAAGACCTAGATCGTAGTAATGTTGGTATTTTTCGTAGAAATTACTTTTAAGTACATTTAATACTTTAGTTAGTTGCGGTGTTTCGCAATCAGTCATTTCTCTTATATAGATATATAAAGCTTTTTTCTTAAATATATCTAAATCGTTCCTTGTTTTAAATATAGTCAAAACAGCATCTGCTATTTTTAACTCATCAGATTTAGGAAATATATAATCAATTTCGTTATACATCTCTTCAACCCATTCGTCTACAAATGTACTCAATGTCCTAGCGTTAGAAAAATCTGGGTCTCCTGTTGTTTCATATGATTCTTCTATATCAGAAAAGGAACCTATCTGTTTTAGTTTTTTGTAGTTAATATTATTGTAGTTAATTAACCATCTTTTAACTATTGTACCAAAATAAGAATATGCTTTAGCTCCGTTCGTAGGATCGAACTTATCTATCTTCTGTTCAAGTAAAACAGAAACGACCTCGTGTTTGAGGTCTTCTATCCGCTCTACATCCGTGTAGTAGAATTTAAATGTATGTATTATATTTTCCGCTAATTTATAAAACGGTAAATAAATGTGGTCTGTAAATATTTTAGCTCTGTAATCGTGATCAGTTGATTGGTTATATTTTACTATATAATCTTCTGTTTCTGAGGTAAAGTAGTTAGCTTTGGATTTCTTCCTTGCCATAGTTTTCGGGGAGCATGTATTTGTCTAGCTCAGTCTGTATTGCTTGCATTTGTTTAAAGAATTCTCCAACCTCATCATCAGATTGAAATACCCCATTTTCATCTAACTTTGAAAGGTGTTGTTGAGATTCTGCTATTATGTTCGATATGTTCTGTAAGTATTTAGTTTGATCTAAGGTTATATCTTCATATTTCTCTACTTTTCTTAGTAGGTTATATATAAGATAAGATAAAATTCCGGAGAATACAACTAATACTGTAATTACTATGTACTGTACCATTATTATAAGTTTTTTAACATGTTAGTTAGACCTTCTGAAGCTTTTACCGGTCTTCCTGTCGAAGAAGTAATCTTTTCACTTTTTGGTTTAGTAGTACCACCTTGTGATTTCCACATATCATACTCCACCTTAGAAGCTAAAAAGTCAGCTGAATGTAAAATAGATATCAAAGCTGTCTTTTGTCTGGAAGATTCTTGATTGCTAAAGAAATAAGCTTTATTAGCATCGTCAAACACACCATCATGACATCTGATACCTAAGTATTCCTTTTGGTTAACTGTAACGCCAAACTTCTGAAGTAAAAATAGAGATCTGTCCGGTATAAGCATAAAGTCTAAATCAGGATTAGGCGTATACATCTCAGATAACTTATCTTGTCTCCATTTATCAGTTTGAGGAATATAATTTGGACCCTCTCCATCACCTATCTTACCTAAATCATGAAATAAAGCAGCAAATACTAACTCTTCATCGGAAAAGTCTACTATCCCACCCATTTGAAGGTAAAGGTCTTTCTGTTTTACGGCATATTGAACAACTCTATTAACATGGTCAACATATCCACCGGGAAAAGCATTATGGTACCAAGATTTACCGCTAGCAGGAGCCATAACGTAGATATCGGAAAGTTTTTCCAACATAGCTAATACCTTTTCCTTACGTTCTCCGGTAATATAGTGGTTAACAATCTTAATATGTTTATCCCAATTGCCTTGAATTTGTTCTGCTTGTAACATAGATAACCTTTTGTATTTATTAAATTTATATTATATATACTATTAATATATTATTATATTCTATTTTATTATTGATTATATAGTTATTATTTATATATATTTATATACTTATATATATTTTATTAATTATATAATATGAAGGTATGAAAAATAATTTAAAGAATCAACTACTCTACAATAAATTTTTGTCTGTAGTGGTTTTTTATTTGAGATTCCACTCCTGCATCCCAAAATACCTCCATATATAGGGTAATAGTATCCCCAATTGACTCTGGAGGGAATGGTCCAAGTACTCTTTTTGTGTATAGTTTTGAATTTCCCTTATCTGAAAAGTAAATTTCGGTGTTTTGTGCAACATTTACTTGAATTCCTTTGAATTGATTGAGTAAAACCTCTATTTTTTCACTTGGAAGCACTGTTCCCGACGAAGTTCTATCGGATCCGAATGGATTGTAGTAGTAATCCGGCATAACCAACGTATCACCAATCGTCCAGACTAAATTAGAATCAAATCTAGCAGTTACAAAAGGTGAATTATTGTAATGGTACTCCGGAGAAGTAGGTTCGGCATAAGCATCTACCGAGAAATAAGGCAAATACTCACGAGTCCAATCTAATTTCACATGGTAGTACCCATTCTCATCCGGTTGAACAGGAAAAACAACCCCTGCTTCACAATCTCCAGATGGACAAGTAGGAGAAAAGTCGTCGGAAGGTGAACAAGATAGTAAAGAAGCCGCTACTAATAGCAGAAAAACATTAAATTTATACATAACCTTTATTTTGTTTACTAAATATAAGAAGAAAAAAGCAGGTGTGCAACTTTTTGGGCGCTTTATATGGAAAATATAACGGCTACGCCGCCGCGCAAAACGCGCGAAGTTGCCACGAAGTTTTTAGTCTTGGAATACTTCCATCCTATAAGGTTCTCCTATACGTTCGATAACAGATCTTGCCTGTTCAATCGTAATATTAAAGAATTCCTTCTTTTTATTTACTCGGAAGCCTTGATTCTCAAGGTAGATATGTATCTCTTTTTCAAGATCATGTGCGTTAAAGCAAGGGTAAGCCCATTCGACCGAGAAGTCTAATGCGACTCCTGTCGCAGCATTGATCTGCTTAACTCTCTCCGAAGGTTTATTCTTTGTAAAGCCAATCTTAACAAGACCGGGCATCGTTTCATTAGAGAGGATGTATATCCATTGACAGTTAGTAATACCTTTTGGCATTTGTATATGCCTGGGTCGGTTGGTGTAGTACCTAACATCTTCCCATCCTTCAGAGGCCGGGTAATTACTATTAGTGGAAGGTGTTAATGTAAAGTGTGCTGCAGGGGTACCTAATTGGTCATCATTGCAAGCAATAAGCTCAGAAGCTTGATCTGGGGATATCTTAGTGACTTTGAATCCCTCTTGAGTTTTTGACATAATATAACCTTTATTTTGTTTCTATACATAAAGATAAGAAAACTATTTTAAAGTAACAACTTTATCTATTAAAAGTTCTCTAAAATTCTTTATAACCGAACATTTTTCGTATTCCTCTATAACTTCATAGTATACTCTTAGGTCATCTAAAGCCTTATATACATTCTCACTATCAAAAGCCTCTCCTATTGTATACTCATCTTTAAAACACCTACTGTCTATTTTTGTAAGGTATCTATATAACTTATTGTAGTATTTGTATTTTATAAGGTTCTTTACATTCTCATATTCTTCTGGATAGTTTCTTTTATACATCATATCCATTAGTTCAAAGTTCTCTAAACCTCTAAGTATCATTCCCATTAAAACAAAAGGATTGTCTAGAACATCTTTAACTCCATGCTCCATGTATACTTCTTCATCTCCTTGTTCGAAGATTGAGAATAATGTATCTTTATCTATTTGTTTCATCATCGATAAATAGTTCGTATATTATCAATATAAGAAGACACCCCCTATATACCGAAAAATTTTGCCAAAAAATTTCCCCAAGTATTTTGTGAAAACAGTTGGAAAGTAGAGAGAGAAATCGTATCTTATATTATAGAGAAACCGTACCCATAGAGGGATCAACATATATAGTAACACAATAGGTCTTTGACATAATGAAACAAGAATATAAAGACTGGTTTATACGAAATAGAAATATCGACCAAGAATCATATAATCGGCCAGATAGAAGTTATAAGTATACTAATACACATTACAGTAAAGTACCCTTCCATAAGGAATTAAAAGAACATATATACTCATTTGAAGGTATTGATATATCAACTGAATACGATACCTACCATATACACACATGGAAGGAAGGAGACTTCTTTAACGAACATATGGATAATAACTTTAGGCGTAAATGGGCGTATGTATGCGAGTTAAAACCCTCTGAATGTAATACTAAATTAGTAGTAAATGGCTTTGAGATGGAGGAAGGAGTGTTTAGTTCTACTACTCTACATAGACTTCCTAAGATACAACAAGGTACACGTATATCTTTGACGGTATTTGGTTCTACAATCTCTATTATATAAACAATATATAAATATATATAACCCTATATAGTGAAAAATCATCAGAAATATGAAACCAGGTATGGCGCAGCCGAGCCGATGCCCAACCTCTTAGGGAACTATACTGGCAGTGTTATAGCAAGGTGCCATCAAGGTGATATAAACCTACCCTACTAATTTCCGGAATCTCTCTTATACCTTTAACTTATTCTTTTTGATTAGGTTGTCCAGTACAGAAGAGAACTTATCCTTTAATTCCTTTATATCATCTAGACTAGCCATATTGTCTGTAGTAGGCGTATGTATGGTAGGAGGTCTATAGACTTTCTTTAGACTCTCTTTAGATGTATCAAGTAATAGCCTTAGAGCTACTGTATAAGACATATCTGGATATAACTCCTTTATGGTCTCAGCTACCTCTCTATCTATTTGTATAGTTATTCTTTCTTTCATCTATAGACTCTCTTTAGATTCTCTTTAGATACCCCACTCACTAGTATTAACTTGTTCTTTAAAAGGCTCTTCTACTAATACCATCTCACACAATGGAAAGTTATAAGCAGTTCTCTGTCTCATCATATCGTAAGTATAAGCCTTAGCCAATGTATTGGTAAATGACTCTATGTTCATACCACCTAAAGCCCATACCTCATTACGGTAAATGCTATAAGAAGGCTTACCCTCTTTGTATATGCTGCAAGAAATCCTATACTCCTGAGGTACGTTATTGTAATCTGTACCATAAGTTACAACGATGTACTCTTTGTCCTTTAATACCTTAACTGCGTTGATGATTGTCTTAGCTGCTTTTACTCTCTCTGAATAAGTCATAACCTTTATCTTTTTAATTATACCTTAATATAAGAAGAATATGGCAGGCCGGCAACTATTTGACCATATATTTTCTATAGAATTTTGAAAAGGGAAGGGAGGGAGGCACACGCCTGTACTTTATATATCTCATTCCATTCACAAGCCTTCATTATTCTACACACTCTATTCCTATTGATCTATATAGAATCTTTAGTTCTTCTTTAGTTGTCTTTAGGTTTCTATAGATAATCTTTAGATGTCTTTAACCCCATATAGCGTTGTCTCCATTAGGTATTATCTATACACTTACAATATGTTCTATACTTAAGTAGAAATAAGCCATTTACCCTCTATCTACCATATGTATCCTTATCTCTCTTATAGGTTCGTTAGGGTTTAATATGAAGTGTTCACCCAAATCACTAACTACCTCAGAGACAAGCTTTGCTTGTTATCACATATTTGTCCTTATTGTAGAATGTAAGGAAGGATGGTAGGACCTTTCGTGAAATATGCGCGTGACAACTTCGTTGTCGAGAGAGGAAAGCGCCCCCTCACTCCAACTCCGTCCTCTTCCACTCCTCTAAAATAGAATCTTCTATCGCTTTGTAAATCCTTTCATCATCCATCTTATACAAATACTAAAACGATTCCTAATACAATCAAAGCTATTATAGCAATGCCTATTATCTTAGCACTATCCTCTTCTTGCTTTATTGTCCTTCCTTGAGAGTTCTTCATTGTATAGTTCGTCTCAATCTTACCTGTCGACTTATCTATTTTAAATGTCTCATCTCCATACTTTACTTCTTCGTAACTACCTTCTTTCATAAACGTTTTATTAATGTTAGACTTTATTACTCTTCTTACCTCTCTTAGTCTTTTCATTACTCTGAAGACTATATGGTTCCTTCTTCAACCTCATCTCTTCTGCTACCTCTCGATAGATAGGAGATTCCATTTCACATCCCCAATAACTTCTACTCATCTTTCATTAGTTTATATGAGACAATTATATCCGAAAACCTAACCTCTTCAATTAGTTTCTCTAATGCTCTATCAAGCATTATATCTTCACCCGGTTCAATCATCGCTTCGATATCAAACAAATGAGTTAATAAATGTAAATGTGATTCTGAATCTAATGCTAATTTCTTCTTTGGCATGACCTTTATTTTGTATTATACTTTAGGAATGTATTTGAATTAAGTTATTTATATCCTCTCTCGATTGCCACCCTAACACATCATCAACCATATCACCCTTTTTATCAAATATTGCAACTTCAAATGATGAGTGTAAATCGGGTGAACCTAAATCTTCACGGGGTGTGCTATACATCCCCTGTCCTGCTACAATAGATAATTCTATGCCATTATCTAGCATTAATAATCCTTGAATTGCACCTTTTCCAAGTTGGTGTGCTTTCCAAGTAATGTCTTCGAATGTTTTAAATTTACTCATAACCTTTATTTTAATTTATACTATTACTCCTTCAACTGTAGTGCGAGTAATACTTAAAACACTAAGAACATTACCTGATACATTAACTACCGAACCATCTTTCATTGTCGTGTTCCATACCCCTCCACCATTTTCAAAATAAGAAAGTACTTTTGATTCTACTTCTGAATCGTATTTAGCTTCTACTACGTATTTTTCTTTAACCTTATTTATACGGTTTGTAAAAGCGTTCTTTCTTTCAACTAAAACTAATGCTGTGTAATAAGTCATAACCTTTATTTTTAATTTCTATACCTTAATATAAGAAGAAATCTAATACGAACCAACTTTATTTAAAGAAAAGTTTCGTTAAAAATGCGCGTGGCGACTTCGTCGGGGAGAGAAAAACGCCATTCCCCTTTCTACTCTTATTGTAATTTTTCGAATTCTAATGTAAAATGTTTATATTGTATATCATCCAACTGTAAATCTCCTTCTCCTATTCTCTTATAAAGTTCAATTCTGAAACCTGTCCAATATGCAACCCAACCTTCTGGAAGTATTAATGATTGTAGAGTAATTAAGTCCTCTTCTTTGTTCTCCTTCTCTAATGTTTGGAAAGCAACTACATAATACTCTCCTCCACCTGTCCATTTGGCAGCCTTTCTTTTGTGCATCCAAACATATCCTCCATTAATAAATTGCTTAACGTCGTTCTTTAATTGCTTTGCTTGATCTTGAATCGTCATAACCTTTATTTTTAATTTCTATACCTTAATTTACGAAGAATAACTCAGACGTCCAACTTTTTCATAACTAAATCCGTAACTTTTTTTATGTCTTCTACATCAGTAATTCCCATCTGATTGAGTTTAAATCTAACGATACCAAATCCTATCTCTCGAATGTTGAATGTTTCGAAGATCTCTTGAGCAATACGCTCATGGTTTAAATGCTTTGAACTAAATGCGATTGAATCTCTCATAACCTCTATTTTTAATTTCTATACATTATGATAAGAAGAATATTAATACAAACCTACTACTATTTGAGGTTTTTTAAACCCCCGCTCTCATTGCAAATTGGCGTCCTTTTTTATTGCGATTGCCAGTTTTAATATTTGTGAATGTATTTTTTAATGAATCATCCATTGCAATTATTTTGCATTCAGATGCAACCCAACCAGCTTCTTTTATAGCGTTAAAGATTTTGCTTTTTGAATTCACAGCAATTAAATTAAATTTTAATTTTGAGGTGTTTTTAATTTGGTAGAACATAAAAATGATTTGTTTTAATTATTATACCTAAATATAAGAAGAAAGGATCGATCTAGCAACCCTTTCCCCATTTATTTTCCTATTCAAATAGACTTAATTGAGATGCTATTTGTTGAGGATGAACTCTATAAGCTGCTTGAACTTTACGAGTAGGTTTGAATCCTTCTTTAGACCAATCTGCTAACTCTCCATCTATTACTGCTAATGCATGTCCGGCAACTGTAACGATATAATTTCCTACTGGATGAGATTCGATAAAGCTTTTTAGAGTCTTTTGTCTCCAAATTACTTCTCCTTTAACCTTATATCTATTTTTGGTATCTCTTCTACCTAATACCGCTACCTCAAGCTTTTTACCTCCTAACATCATTCCTGCAGCTTCTGCTTTTAAGAATGCAGAGTGAATCATATAACCTAAAGTTCCTTTCTTCTCTCTTCTTCCAAATACATCTTTAGCTATTTGATGAGCTGTTTGATAATCTGTTTCACCTGCAACAGCTAACGCTCTTACAAAGCAGTCATTCTTTTCTGACTGAGCAAGTTGAGAATTAAACGATGAATACTTTTTGTTTACTGATAAATAATTTGCCATAACTCTTATTGTTTTTAATTATACCTTAATATAAGAAGAATATCAATACGAAACAACTATTTACTTAAAAAAGTTTGGAGATTTTACACTTACTAAATAAGAAGAATAAGGTACTAAATCGTCACCTTCATGAACTAAGCCCTTATCGATTTTAACTTCTGTAGTCCATCCTTTTGGTAATACTTTATTAACAATCTCTAATGTCTGGTCTGGAGAATCAAGTTGAAATTTGTATCCATATCTAGGCTGTCCGGCAAGTGAACCCAAATCCTCATCATATACTCCTTCTTGACCTGTTGAAGGTATAACTTTAAACGAACCTTCATAATATCTAGACCCGTCTTCATTCTTCATCATCTCAACACGGCCAGTCAAATCGTCATTATAGTATTTAGAATCGTCGTTTACTAAAGCTCTGAACTCTTTCTTCAAAGTAACAGCCTGCTTTTTAACTTCCGGAAAGGATGGTAAGTTATTTTTTAACTCAATTACCCTTCTTGTTGCTGCAGATAATACCGCTTGAACATCTACTAAATTCTCTAATGATAATACGTTTTGAATTGTCATAACCTTTATTTTTAATTTCTATACCTTAATATAAGAAGAATATCAATACGAACCTACTAATATAAGGAGATTTTTCTACCTACAAATTGAAAGTTATTTGCTAGTTGTTCTGTGTAGAAAGATATAATCATTCCTTCCATTCTTCCATCTACCTCTCCAATCCAATCATCGCTGAAGTCTGAAGATTGATAGAATCTATCTCCTTTCATTATTACTAGATCTCCTCCTTCCGGAATGAAACCTTTTATACATTCGATCTTAATTACTGAATTGTATCCTGTTGCCATAACTTTTATTTGTTTTAGAATTATAAATTATCTTCTCTCCATCTGATGTGTGCGATGATCTCTTCTACTGTCTCCGCTACATTGTTTGTACCGTCAAGTAGTAATCTTAATTCTTCTCTAAGTAGTTCTCTTGTTTCAATCATAACCTTTATTTGTTTAGTTTAAAAAAGTATAATGTTGGGTAGTGAGTTGAAACCTAACTTCTGGTAGGGTTAGGATGATTTCAGCCAATTACTCTCTAGGGACTCTTTAACATCGGACTTGCTCCATACCGATATACTTACCCCAACTATTATACCTAAATATAAGAATAATATTTCTAACTAGAAACTATTTCTTTAGTTATTTTTTTCATATCAGCATAAACTTCATTTTCTAATCTTTCAGCAGCTGCTTGTTTAGCTATCTCTTCTTGTGTCCATCCCTCACCTGAAAGTTTAGTTGCATCCCAGCTTCCGAATGAACAATCTCTTGTTAATTCACATTGTAGAGTTTCATCTTCAAAATCGATAAACATATGAAAGTAGTTACCTTCATTTTCGATGTTGTAAGCGTTGTACTTCTTGATTAATAAGTCTTTAACTGCTTTGAAGTTTTCTTTTTTAATTGCTGTAATTGTCATAACCTTTATCTTTTAATTTCTATACCTTAATATAAGAAGAATAACAATACGAACCTACTCTTTTGTTAATTATTTTCAATAAAAAAACCGGTAGGGTTATGACGTCTACCGGCTCTTCTAATAATAATTAAAAACATAATATAGGGGTTATGACATCCTATAAGCTTTCTTCCTCTTCTCTCTTCTTAACTTCTTCTGTATTGAAACAATCAGTAGAGAAGTAGGATTGTGTGATAATTTTAGTCTGGTTGGTCTTGCTAGTGCCCTCATTGAAATTTAGCTTCTTTTGTTTCAAGTATGATTAACAGTTCTTCATACATATGTGCTGCTAGCGTATTAGGCTGTCTTATTTCAACTTTTGTTTCACTATTTAAGTTCTCCCAACCAAACTTTCTTTTTCTGACTTCGTAAGGAATTGAATAAGCTCTGAAGAAGTTATTAATAAACTTTCTAGCACCTTCCAAATGTTGTAATGTTTCACTAGATTCTATAACTTTAATTGCTTTTCTATATGCTGGAAATATTTCTACCATAACTTAAATTATTATATCCTCATTGTATCTTACAAAGCCTAAAATATTATCCATTCTGACTCTTTCTACTATTGTTTTGTGTAAACCTCCTTGCCAATCTCTTGTTGTAACTTCAACATCAGCTGACTTTTTAGAAGTAGTCATTCTCAAAACTTTTAACGCTTTAACTGATCTTAAAGTCCAATCAAACTTTACTTCTAAAGATGGAAGATATGAATCCTTATTCTCTTTCTTATTTGTATCTAACTCTATTCCTTCAGTAGTTAGTTTAGATAAGATCTCTTCTTTTCTCAACTCATTAATATCTGATTGCTGTTGATTGATAGACTTTTTCAACTCATATTGTTTATCTCTTAGTATAGTTATATACTTTTCATATCTCTCTTGAACCATATTAAGTTCGGCAATAATATCATCTTGATAATCTAATACAAACTGACTCCATTTAGCAGTTAATATCATTGTTGTAACAGTATCATCGCTAATTATCGCTCCTCCATAATAACTATTTAGTTCAAATCCAGTAAAAGTAGTTTTATCGTTCCACTCTTCTCTCAATTTAAACCAGAAGATGGCCTTATTTTCTTCTTTTTGTTTTTTCAATACCTCAACTCTATACTCAGTAAAGTTGAAAGTAACATCTTGATCTTCTATATTGAAAGGAATAAACCAGTCTCTTAAGACATTAATAAGTTCTTTCTGTCTTCTAATATACAAGTTTCTTACTCTAGCATCAAGCTTGGTATTTTCATTACTAAGCTCGTCTAATCTAATCTTTAAAATTTCTGTACGTGTCATAACCTTTTACCTTTTTAATTATACCTTAATATAAGAAGAATATTTCTATTAGACAACTATTTTTTAAAAAAGTCTGCATTAACAGCAGCACCTGCTAAATGGATAGTTCCGTCCACTTCACCAATAAATGGTTGTAAATAATTTGACGGACCTATTGAATAGAATATACTTCCATTAACAATAAATCTACCATCATCTTTCATTTTACCATAAGTAGGCTGAATGGAGATTTCAGTAAATATTAAATCGGTTTCTGATTCAACATCTTCTATTACGAGTCTTTTAAGTTCGTTTATTAAATATGTTTTATCTTTCTCATTAAAACCATATTCATCTTCTACCTTTAACCCGCTATTACATGAAGCTAAAACTGTTAATCCTAATACTACTAATACATTTTTTAACATAACCTTTATTTTTTAATTATACCTTAATATAAGAAGAATATTTCTATTAGGCAACTAATTCCTTAATTTCTTTTTCGATAAAATCGATAAAGTCTCCAGCATAAGTTTTACCTCCTACATGCCATCTTGAACCTCCAAACCATTCTGAAGCTTGTTCTTTAGTTCCAGTATTCAGTCTTGACCATTCTGGAGATTCAGTTTTCCAATCGTAAATATAGAATACTTTTGTTCCTCCATTAGCAGTTTCAAATTCTATTACCCATTGAAAGTTTACTTTACCGTCTCCTGAATCTTCCGGAAGGTAAGTTGGTAATCCTAAATACTCAATTAACATACCGTAAGTAATGCCGTAACCTAAATGTCCTTTTAAACTTGAACCAGAAGTGTCTGGTGCGTCTAATGAATCGTAAACTGTAATGTAATTTTGCATAACATTTATTTTTTAAAAAAGAATAAGTGCATGGGCTTATCTGCCTTTATCCATGCTTTGCCAACCGCAAGCAATACTTATTTCTTAATTTCTATACCTAAATATACGAAGAATAAATTAAATAATCAACTACTTATAGTGCAAAGTTTACCATCTCTACCATTTCTTCATCCGTTTGCTGAATAAAAGATGCTGTATCGATATAGTAAGTACTCTCAGCTGTATCCCATTGCTGCTGTGCTTTTACAATTGCTTCCTCTTCTGTTGTAGCAACTGTAGTATTCCAACCAACATACTCTTTGGTTGATTTGTCTTTGAATGAAAATGTGAAGTAATGTAATGGATTTGTCATAACCTTTATTTTTAATTTCTATACCTTAATATAAGAAGAAAAACAATACGGACCAACTTTATTTTAAAAAAGTTTACATATAAGCTTTTGGTGAAGGCATTCCGCCATACTGACACCATTCATCTGATTTATGAATAGAGTTTAACCATAAGTTATAATCTCCTTCATTAACTTTATATCCCCAATGTAATAATGATTGCTGAATACGAGGAGATACATTCCAATCTCCTGTATCATATATCTTCTTATAGATATTGTTTCTCCATCTTCCATTCCTTCCGGCAAAGTCCTGCCATCTAGAAATCTGTCTATTGTCATCTGGATGTCTACGTCCGTTGAAGTATTTAATGTACCATTCAAACCAACCATATGGATCATCTGCATGCATCCATTTCATATCTACCCAATATTGATATGGCATTCCCGAACGTACTTTGAACTTATTTACTTTAGGTTTATATTTGTTTCCTAAATAGAGAGCAGGATCTATATCTCCTAACGTTTCAAAGAGAGGTAGGTAATCTTGATCTCCTTGCAACTTCTCTACTCCGAAATATGAACCTCCAAATATACCTTCCTGTAACATTTCGATTGGAGTAAGTGTAGGGTAGAATTCTAATGTGGACATAACCTTTATTTTTTAACCCCCAAAAGGGGTTATTATTAACCCCCTATATAAATCTCTTTCAATAATTTAATTTGACCGGGATAAAATTTAACCGCTTTTTTTGGCGTTGAAAATAATTTTTCTCCATTCTTTCCATTTTTTAAAATCGCTTGATACTTCATAGATATATTTGTTTTAATTATTATACCTAAATATAAGAAGAAATAATCGTTCTAGCAACTTTTTTTATATTAAAGTTGAATCTTTTTTGATATTAATTCGTAAGTTAATAACATACCTACAACCGGAAAATATTTTAGTAACTTCATGTTCGTAACTATAGGTATAATACTCTAAATCACCTTGCTGTAGTATACTTTCTTCTCCGTCTATAATCGCTTTTCCTCCTACGTACTCATCTTGATTAGAGAGCTGTATTATTACCGAAAGGCTTGAATTGGCTTCTGAAGTTTTAATGTCTCTATGTTTTGAAATAAAGCAATCTTTCGTGTATTTAAGTACCCTACATGAAGTAGTTTCTAATTCAATTCTTTCTTTAGCTTCTATTGAAGGTATAATTTTAGAAAGGAATGGTTGAAACTCTTTTTGTGTAAAATGTGATAAAAGAAACATTCCTAAATTACTTGAAATGTTATGTCTATTTTTTAACTCTCCATATAATTCAACAATATTAGAAGACTCATTATATAGTTTAAAAATAGAGTCTATATCAGATTGATTGAGTACATTTCTAATTATACCTCTCATAATATTGATTTAGGAGAATTAGTCATAAAAGGAAAATCACTAGCAGGCATTGAAACATTTCTCCTAGAAGTAATATCATTACAGAAGTAGGATAGTCCGTGCTTTGTTATTCCGGAAACCTCAAATCCATTTTTAATGTAGAAGTTTTTAGATTTAATATCTGAAAGGACTTTTAAGATTTGACAATCTCTCTCTTTCATGTGTTTTGCAGTTGCTTCTACTAACTGCTTACCGGTACCTTGTCCTCTATACTGTTCTAATGTTACTATGTGCCTTATTTCGCAGTAGAGTTTATCTGTTCCGTTTATATCCTTTTGAAAAGTATATAGAAGAAATACGAAGCCTTTATCTTCAAATGAAAGTACTACTGCATCATCATTATTCCAATATCCTTCTATATTCCATTCTACAATAGCAGAATTCAAATGTATAGGAGATGATTCTCTTCCTTTATACCCTAACTGCTTTTGTTTAGAAAGTATAGAAGAAACATATTCTTTAGCTAATATGTTCGGAAGTATCTTCATTAATATTATATAGATAGTACTTGTTTATTATAGTTCCCTTATCATCTAATAGTTCGACTGGTTCTGGTGCTCCGTATTTGGCTAGATCTTCTATGAGTTGAGGATTAATTTTAGCCATGTAGTTGATAGTCTCTTGAGTATATACTAACTTCATTTAACTTTATATTTCTTTTTGTAGCTTGCTTCAAAATTACTCCCAACTCCTATCTCTAAAATATCACTCCCTTCCGGAAGTAAAGTAGAACGGTTAGTTATTAATCGGTCTGGAGATCTTAGATCGGTAAATGTTTTGATCCAAACTTTTTGTCCTGTCTTCTTTTTATATGCGACAGATATTGGTATTTGAGGAGGAGGTGTGTACATCTTAATAATTTAAATTACATGACAGAATTTCTACAGTTCCTTTTGAAGAAAATGAATTTCTACAGTCCATATGGTACTGTTCATACATTGCAAACATATCATCAACCGCTCTTTTAAAATTCCTAACATCCTCTACGGTGTTATATCTGAGTCCGTATAGGTTTATTTCCTCTCCTTCGTTTCCATCGCCTTTACAGGGAGTATGTCTTCCAGTCATTATATGCCCGGATTTACAAACATGATCTAATCCTAATAAATCGTGTCCTAATTCATGCCACATTAAATAGATTTTAGTAGGCTCTCCTACTCTCTCTAATTTATTTGTATTCCAGCTATTTACATTCCAGATTAATTGAGCTCTAGTAGGGTCACAGTACCCAATTGAAGCAATAATATCAGTTGTAATTAAATCTAATCTACTATTTTCAATATTAACGTGTGATAAATCTACTCCATGTCTTTGAGCGTCAGCTATAAAAGCTCTTAAGTAAGACTTAAATACATCTTGTACTTCACCTGAATCTTCAATTTGTGAATATATTTCGTCTTGATACCAGTAAACATTCTGAGGTATTTCGAGTATCTCTTCAGTGTCTTTGTTACAGCTTAATAATAATAATGGTAGTAAAATCCAACCTTTAAACTTTTTCATAACCTCTATTTGTTTTTAATTATACCTTAATATAAGAAAAATAATAATACGAACCTACTGTTTTTTTATTAAAATTACTTTCAAAGTCCTTTCTAAATTCTCACCTAATACAAAAGCTTCTAACTCCCACGGACGAGCTAAATATGGAATTTGATCTATTGACTGTATATAATATCCTTCCCAAATTACTCCTCCATTTGTCTTAATAAGTCTTCCAGTATTATATTGTTGAAGATGTATTAACTCATGAGACATTACTTCTAAAGCTTTCTCTCTTGAAAATTCATTTGTAAATATAATGAATTGATTTTGTGTACCGATTATATGAGCTTGAATTTCAAACTCTCCAGTAATTAATTCTTTTTCTAACGGGTCTATTAGAACAGTAATTCCGGCAATACCTAATTCACTTAGTCCTACACTTACAATTGTATCAAGATATGGTTTGTCTGTTCTATTTAAGACAGCATTCTCTTTACCTAATTCAACTATATTAAATGTCTTTTCTCTATATGTAAATACTATTATAGCAACTAAAGCTAAAAGTAAAAATAGAATGAGTAAACCTATATTTCTATTCTTCTTCGTCATAGTATCCAAATAAACCTTTTAGAAATTCGATTGCAAACTTTAAGAATGATAGCGGCCATAAAAATGAATGCATTAATCTTTCCGGCATTTTCCAAGGCTGTCCAAATATACCTTCTAATTTGGTAGTTGTAAACCACTCCAAAAATCCTGCCCAAAATAGTCCCGGTAGTATATACCAAACAAAATACTCTATAATTATTCTCATAAGCTTTCTTTAACTACTGTTATGTGTTTACATTTTCTATGACCAATATACCCCATACAGTCGCAAGAAAGTTCTCCTCTCTTATTATGTTTAACAGTATATACTTTATCTGAAGAGCCTGATTTAAACTCCCATTTCTTTTCTTCAACAAACAACTCTTCGAAAGGTTTCTTTTCTACTTCTAAATCTTCAAAAGAAGTTTGAGGATGAACTTGTATCCAAGAAGGAGTATGAAAAGTTCCTCTATCAGTCTTAACAAAACCGCCCATACCGACATTTGAATAAGGTATTTTATATCGATGACGAGTAACAAATAAAGCATTTGCCTTTTCAGGCGTTAGAGACAGGCTACCTTCTGTATACACTATCTCTCCATCTACATCCCATAATGCCATATTATTCGAATAACATTTTAAAACGTATAACACTCATACCAGAAGCTTCTAATGCTTCGTTAGTAGCTGTAACCATATTCTCACCGTAAGTATAAATTCCTTGTTGACCTTCAGTCAACACTCCTACTACTTCTCTCTCTTTGAAACCTATAGCTGAATAAGTCCTACCAAAAAATTCGGCTAACTCTTTTCTTACTTCTTTAACATCTCTCCTTTTAATTAATTCAAGATACATTTTGAAATAAACTCTACACTCTTCTAAAGACCACTCTTGATAATGTTTTTCTGCTTTCATAACCCTTATTATTTATACCTTAATATAAGAATAAGTTTACTAAGAACCTACTAAATCCTTATATTTATTTACTCCATTATTATGTACAAAATTCCATGCAAATTTATACTCTTCTCCATTGTATACTCTGATTTCAGTTATACCATTTATCTTTTCATCTAACCACTTATTATGGAAGTAGTGGTTCCCTTGAGCATCAACATAGTTATTTTCTGGAAAGGTTTGTTTAATGTCTGCAAAGCATTTTTGTTCAGCTTTCTCTGCTGCTTCCAAAGATTTAAACCAAGAGGACTTATGTATTTTAAAGTTCATTAGTTTATATTTAAGTATAGAGTACTTAAACCTATCCATTACATCTCCTTTTTCTGTAATACCTACTTTGAAAAATTTTGTACCTTCATACTCAAAAGTAACTAAATAAAGTTTTGCTGTTGTCATAACTCTTACTATTTTTAATTATACCTTAATATAAGAATAATAGTCCATTGCAGCAACTTTTTATCCAACAAAAGCTTTCTCTAAAGCAAATGATCCTGCTTGTCTACTATTACCTTCTACCCATCCTCTTTCGTCAACAAGTAGATTTTTTATCTCTTTGTTGAAGTCCATATTACCGCATAGCATTACTTTATCATTATCTGGAGTACTATCTTTCATTATGTCTCCTCTTTGAATAAGAGTTGTTATTCTTTCTTTCTCTCCTTCCCATCTATCATCTCGAGTAACAATTGGAATATAATCTATTCCTATACTTCCTAACCAATCATGAAAAGCGTCTAGTTCTTCTTTTACTCTTACCGACCATACAACATGAATGTTTTTAAATCTGTCGTAAGTTAAAGGATCACATAACATACTAATGAATGGTGCAATTCCAGTTCCTGTAGCAAGTAACCATAAATCGTCTCCTTCTGTAAGATTATCTACTATGAGTGTTCCAGTAGCTTTTGGAGAAACATTTACAAAGTCTCCTACTTGTATCTTCTGAAGCTTACTTGTAAGAGGTCCATTTGGTACCTTTATACTATAGAACTCTATAAAATCATCTTCCGGACCACTTGTATAGCTATAAGCTCTTTTTGGTGCACCGTCTACATTTAACATTGTAAACTGTCCGGCCTTAAATTTATATTCGTCTGTTTTAGTTAACTTGAATTTGAATAGAGTATCGGTATAATGTTCTACCTCTTTTACTCTTAAGATACCATCTTTTTCTTTTAGAAACGCATCATATTCTACTTTGAATTCTTCTTCTGTTAAAGAGTGCCAGCCTCTACATCCGTCTGGAGATCTTCCACAACCACATGCCATATATTCTAGTTTAGTTTAGTTCTTAATAAATAGTGAAATGTACTTTAACTAAGCAACTAATTTCCAATTTTTCTCTTCATTAAATGCTGCTATTTCATATGGATGGTCTGAATAACAGAAGCCCATATTATAGTATCTAGTCATCCAGCTTGGTGATTGTAAGTAGTGTTGGTATTCATGAACGATAGTTTGAGCTAAATCTTCTGCACTGTGAATATTCTTATAGTATATTACAATAGTATTATAGTCAAAGATATACTCTGCAATTGGATTATCATCTTCTGTGTAAACAGAATGAACATAAGGTTGAAACTCTATGTAAGGAGTGCTATCATGAAACTTACTTAATCCGTAAACTTTCTCACAATTGTTTAAATACTTCTCAGCTAATCTTCTTGTAGTTCTTAAATGCATAACCTTTTCTTTTTTTAACTACCTTAATATAAGAAGAATAATTCAGACTACAAACTTTAATTTGATAAAGGTGCTTTTATTGCAGGATGTGAAATATAGTTCTCAAACTCTACTTCAAACTCTCCATTTAGAATATCAGATGAAATAATCTTAAGAGTAGGAAGATCAAATGAAGTTCTTTTTATCTGTTCCTTCGCCTGTTCTATATGGTTTGTGTATAGATGTGTATCTCCTAGAGATCCTATGAGAGAACCAGGCTTATAACCTGTCTCATACGCTATTAGACTAAGTAGCAGACCATATGAGGCTATATTAAAAGGTACTCCTAAAAATGTATCTACACTTCTTTGATTCCACATTAGGTCTAAATACTCTCCTCTAACATTTATCTGGAATCCGTAATGACAAGGAGGTAATGTCATCTCATGTAATTCACCTACATTCCAAGCCGATACCATCAATCTTCTACTATTTGGGTTCTTCTTTATTGAGTTAAGAAGATTTAATATCTGGTCTATACCATTCCAATCAGTCCATTGCTTTCCATATATTGGACCTAACTCACCCCACTCCTCTGCGAACTCATCATCGGTTTTGATTTTGTTGATGAACTCTTCCATTGTATCTGGAGTAAATTGATAAGGGGCTGGTTCAAACTTATTTCTATAATTCTTATAAGCATCACCATTCCAAATATTACAACCGTTATCAACTAAATACTTGATATTAGTATCTCCTTTTAGAAACCATTTCAGTTCAGTCATCATAGTTTTGACTGCTATCTTCTTTGTTGTTAGGAGAGGAAAGCCTAATGACATCTCATGTCTAAATTGTCTACCAAATACTGATAATGTTCCGGTTCCGGTTCTATCTTCTTTTATTTGACCTTTCTCAATAATGTATTTGAGGAGGTCTTGATATTGACTATCTAAAAAATTCATTTCCAAAAAGCTTGTAGTAAAATAATTATAATTGCAAGACTAAGTATGACACCTGTCTTAAGGTCGATTGTCTGATTTAAGTGTAGTGTAGTAAGAACTGTAAAGGAAAATATACCAGTTGTAAATCCTATAATTCTTGCCGGCCATAATTCTCCTTCAAAAGCACTTACTGTGTACGTTGTTCCGTAAATATAACACATCCCAACAGGTACTCCAACTATTGCCGACATAAGTAACGGATGTTCTTTTATCCAACTACTTATAAATTGCCCATTAGTCTGGTACCAGGCTATGCTCTGTCCGAGAGTAAATAACACGGCTCCTAAAAGTAGCTCTTTAATTTTCATAATAAGGTATAACTGTTATTCGATTGGGCCGAATTGTTCTTCAAGTTTTTTAAGAACAAACTCTACTTCTTCTTTCTTTTCCGGTTCGTTGTAAAATGGTAAATGTATAAATTTATAAGAACCGAACTCACGTTCTAAAAACTTCTCTGCTGAATACCAACTTAAGTATCCTATATCTGTTTGATTTTCTTTTAAGTATAGGTAAAGTAGACATTGCTCTAATAATGTAGGGCTTACTTCTTCTAATATGTCCGCTGGTATTTTACTGAGTATTCTTTTGTAAATCTCTCTAACAATAGTTGGATTTTTTACCATCAGAAAAGAATGGTTAGGTACTATATTAAAATCAGGATATATTATATCATCCTTAAATATATCAACCAACAAGTCTCGATAAGGTCTTACATATCCTCCAAATACGTAATCTATTCTAGCATACCCTGCTAGATTTATTAAATCAACTTCTGTATATGCGTATGTAATAGTGTGTGTAGATATAATCTCTTCCAGTATTACAGAGTCAAAGTCTAAATGAATATATGGCTCTTTCTCAGCAATCATTGCATATATTTTTGGTACACTATAAACCCTTCCTTTATAATTTTCTATTTCAGGAAGAATATGATACTCATCAAAATAAATTCCGTGTCTATCAAATAGCTTTCCACTTTCTTCATCGGAGTACAGAACTGTTCTATAATACTTAGAAGCAGACTTAACACTATATGCAGCTAGTTTCCAAAACGTTTTATCTAAAGGTTTACGTTGGTCTGAGAATATTTTGTAGCTATATATTGCTTTCATTTGGTTATGAATAGATTACAATTTTTGTATTTGTAGATTCGTTAATTAGACGTCTTAGTACTCTTCTTCCAAGTGGTCTTTTTGATACCATTTGGTAAGTTAACCCTTCTACTGTAATATGCTGTCCTGTAACAACAGTGTCGGCAATTCTTGCGTTAATTTTGGTTGAAGGTACAAAAAATAATTTGTTCATAACATTTGTCTTTAATAGATTAATATATCTAAATATATGAAAAATATACTGTTTTGACAACTAAATCACAGTATTTTTTGTGCTTATTTCTTTAAATTTATCTTCTCCAACTAAATGATGGTAGTTGTTGTATTTTTTCATCTCACATACTTTCCAGTTACTTATAGTAGCTATTTTATCTAAATTGTACTGTAAAGCTGCTATAGAAGGGCATACTCCTGTATGGTATGTAAATTGAGTTCTTTCTTCTATTTTATTATCCACATACCAATTTCTTAAAGCGTAATATGCGTCTTTAATAGCTTTTATTTTATGTTCACTGTTGATTTTTAATATACCTACATTCAAATAGGTATTTACATCTTTAGTAAAAATACCATAACCTTCATGTCTTAAATGTTCAAACAAATGGCTGTACAGTACTAACTCTTTTACCTTACCTCTTCTATCTACATACACATCAAAATTGTCTGGAAGTATTAAAGGTGAGTTTAAAAAGATATCGTAATCTGTAAGTATACTATTGCTTTCAAGTTTATCTATAATCTTCATTTTTATATCATCCATAAATTGAAGATTGTCTATTTCTACTAATCTTATCTCCGGAAAAATATCTTCTACATACGGTAATGTCTCCCTATCGGTATATAGTACTATAGAATGGTACTTACTGTTATGTAGGTATGCTTTATTTAGGAGTTTAACGTATTTTTCTATACTGTTACCGCTAAGTTTGATTGAATAGGTATAAATTAAATTAAGCATGTTTTTTTATTCTCGTTTATAATGTCAGAATTCATGAATCCGACAAGTGACCATCTTTTATTCATAAGAATACTCTTACCGTTGTGTTTAAAATACTGTTCGGTAAAATCATATGGGGGTTTAACTCTATGTCCTTCTTCAGGTGAAAAGTATATAACATCTCCTACTTGTGGTTTAATGATAGTTCCATTAGTAAACTCTATTTCTCCTCCTTGATAGTTATCATTTAAGTACATAACATATGTCCATTCATTTTCATGTCGGTGATATTTGTCATGATTAGGAGCTTTGCTATGTGTTTCATCTATTGTCTGTAGTATAAAGTCCCTATAGTGTTCTTTTGGAAAAGAATACGAAAGTTTTAATTTATCTATGTAGTCTAAAATCTCTACTGCTTCAATATTATACTTATAGCCGTCTGTTATAATATGGTTAGGTTTTGTATCATACCATAAAGTGAGTAGCTTGTTTACCTCTCTATCCGACAGTACGTTATGTTTAACTGTTATCATAGTAAAGTTTTAGGATTCTCAAGGTTATAAATAGATAACCATGTGACCATAACTAATCTATTTCCTCCTTCTATTAATTTTAGTTCATGAGTTAATGACGAATCAAATAATATTGTATTGCCTATTGTCTTTTCAAAAAGTACACCCTTAACATACATATCACCTCCAGAATAATCTTCTTTAGAGGATAGCTGCACTAATAATGTTTTTCTTCTAATTGGATGGTTTCTCCCTGAATCTATGTGAGGGGCGAAGAATCCACCTTTACCGTAATGTATAATTTTATATGTAGGAACAGATTTCACTCCTAATTGTTTAACTCTACTAGCAACAAAATCTAAACGTGACTGTTCAAATACTTCTCTTTCTTGTATATTTTTAAATCTATAATTTATACGATGTGACTCCCACCATTTAGTATCTTCTACTGGTGGGTATATAGTTGATTGTGCGGATTTCAACCACTCACATTCTTCTGCTGTAAATAATACTTTTTGATCAATCATAATAAACTTTTCTTAGTATTAAAATGAAACTCTTCTAAAAAAGCTACTATAACCCATCTTTCTCCTTCAGTAATCTCTGTAACCCAATGTGTTTGATAGGGGTTAAACATAATTGCAGTTCCTTGTATATTACTAGCTTTTACTCCTTCTACATATAACTCTCCTCCTTTATAATCTTCCGGACTGGTTAGCTGTATTGTTGTTGATCTATAGATTGTACTTGTATCATATGCCTGAAAATCTCTATGAGGTTTCATTTCATTTCCGACTCCGTACTTCATTAGCTTAAGATAAGGGAGTGAAGTTATTTCTAACTCTATAAGCTTACTTAACAAGAAACGGTCCAGAGTATCGTTTTGGATTTCATTCCATGATACTGCTGAACCGTCTTTTATTGCTATACCTTGTGGGTATTTGTCTGAGTTTATTTTGAAACCTTTTTCGTTCTTCTCAATTGCTACATCATAAAATGATTTAATGTATTCGCAATCTTGTTGTGAGAATAACGTTTTTTCAGTAACCATTTTAAAGCTGTATACTATAGGTGTTTAGCTTTAAATAAATTTACAAAGCTTGCAACGATGTCATTCATTTGCTGTTTTGTAGTTACATCTGCTGCTTCTACTGCTTTGTCTCTTGCTTCTGTTTGGTAATCAAATGATTTATATACTACTGGCATGATTCTTATTTTTTATTGTGAACTAATATTCCGTTAGCGAAGAAGTTATGGTTTTCAGAAACGCTTAGTAAGTTAAATACTTCATGTTTCTCTTCTAATACCTCTACTGAAGAGATTAGAGATTCTTTACCGTCTTCTTTTAAACAAACATCTAATGGTTGTAATTCTCCTGCTTTTACCCATCCTGCATCTACTACATAGAAAGGATGTTCTTCAGTTGTTACGATTACATTCTCATTATCAAGAGTTAATCTGATTACAGATTGAACTTCATGTTTCTTCAAGTCTCCTACTACTCCTGCTTCTGTTTCTTTTTTATCTTCGTTGTAAGTAAGAACTTCTTCTCCTACTGCTACATCTTCGATATTTTTAACATCTCCATTCGCTAAAGTAATCTCTGTTCCAGCGATGAAACAAGCTTTATAGTTATGAACTAAAATATCTTCTGCGTAGTAAGTATGGTTATCTTTTACATCAATAATATGGAATACTTCAAACTCACCTTCGTGCTGTTCAATTGATTCTACTTTGACATCATCTCCGTTTGATCTAACTAATACGTCTCCTACTTGAATATCTTGAGCAGTTAACCATGACTTTTCTTTTACGAAATATCTGTGATGAGATGTAGATTTGATTACTCCTCCGTCTTCTAATTTGAATTCGAATAACAATCTATCTTTCTTAACTAATACATCTCCAACTCTACCTTCTGATTGTTCTAAAGTATTTTCGTTGATAGTTAATAGTTTATCTCCTGCCTTAACGTCTTCAATGTTTTTGACTGAACCATCAGCCATTGTAATTTTAGTACCAGCTGGGAAGCAGTTGTGGGCAACAATCTTAACGCTTAATTGTCCATCACCGATGAAGAATGTATCGGCTATTTCCATATCTAGAATATGAGAAGAATACTCCCCATCTAATATCTCACAAACAACTCCTGTAATATCTACTAATCCATTTCCTGCAGATATTAATTTATGTTTATCTGATGATAGATAGTTTACTGCAACATACTTTAATAAGTCTGCCTGTACATCGTAAACTAATACGTGAGAGTTTCCTGTTGCTCTAAAATCACTTCCGTCTTGTAAAGTTACGTGGAAGATCATATTATAGAATAAACCTACTTCTAAGTTGTTTACTAAAGTAGAAGTTGTAGCGTAAGAACCACTAGGTAATTCAGATCCTGGGTAAGTCCATGCTAGATATTCTGATTCAATGTCTGTATCGGGTGAACCTGAAATAAAGTATGATTTAAAGGAATCTCCTACTGTAGCGTCTTTAATAGGTACTAACGTACCGTCTGCTTTTACAATAAACTCTTCTTCAAAGATACCTCCGTAGTTAGAACCTACTCCAAATCTAGGTAATGTAGTAGTTAATTCATGGTAGTGCTTTACATCTACTTTCGTTACTATATCTTCATCTACTACTGATAGAGAAGCTGGTTTATCTAATATAGCTGAAGATTTAAATCCTGCTACATCGATAACGTTTAGGTCGCTTCCGTATACTATGTGTAATGTTCTAAAAGATTCTACTTTTGCTGCTGCTTCATCGTTGTAGAAGTTCATAGCAATTTTAGTATCATCTAACATATCGAATACATCAGCAAATCTATCTTCAGCTGTCTTACTTGATTGACCTATTTTAAAGAACTCAATCGGCTCTCCTAAAGTAGTGTTCAAGTTTTTAACTAAAATATCAGGAACGTTTTCAGCATTAAAATCTCTTGTAAGGTGGTCTTCTATACTACCGCCTCCAGCATAATAATACCCAACTGTTGAACTAATTTGCCCATTGTCGCTGAATAGTTTTAGAATATTGTGTGTGTTTTTAGCATATTCACTATCTAATAATGCAGCTTCATCATAAGCTAACCTTAAGATAAAGGTATCTGCTGCATCTTCTACAGATGTAGGATAAATAGTGTTGCTATCTTCAACTATACTTTCAAAAGAGTTTACTGAAGGTACATTTGCATCTAAGTATGCTTTTAATGCTTCTACGATATCTTCTTGATATAGTTTATGGATTGTCTTTACTTTTGTAATAGAATTACTTTCTAATACTTGTTTAAATCCTGTAAAGTCTAATTGTTTGATTGCAGAAGAAACAATAGCAGTATCTGTATTGATTTCAAGCAATCTTAAGTTTCCATTAGAGTCTTTAACAAAATCTGTTGAAAAAAGGGTTCCTTTCATGATTATAAGTTATAAAGCTTTATTTAATATAAATATAGGTATGTTTTGTAATCTAATAAGAAGATTCAAATTAATCCACTTTTAATTTGTAAGTTTTCTTGTCTTAAGAACATTATACGAGTACTAAACGTTTTCCGGAAGTAACTTCTGTAGCTAGGTGAGGGGTTAAAATCTTTTCCTGTATTATCATACAGTTTTAGCTATCATTTTTTTAAACTTTGTAGTAGACCACCCGTGATCCCTATTCAAATAATAAATAGGAATGTTTAGATAGTCTCCAGTAAAAGGCTTACCTTTATAATCATCTCCAAGGAACCTTACATCAAACTCCCCCATTTTTAGTAAGTCTAAGAGCTGTTCTTCATAAGTATACGTAAGTATGCCACATATTGATTTTAATTCAAACAACATCTCTTTACGTTCTTCTATAGATAGAATAGGTTTAAGCTTATGTGGGCGTTCAATAGAAGGGTCAGTATGAAGTAAGACTACTAAACAGTCGCAATTTGCTGCTGCTTCTTTAAACATCTTTATGTAGCCTGGATGCATTACGTCAAAGTTTCCGGCAATTACTCCTTTTATCATTTATTTTATTTTTTTAAACTTTCCATCTTCAAAAATCCATTCATGTGGAGTATACATATCGTCTCCCTTTAAATATAGTTCCCCATCTTTTTCAATGATAGAAATCCAATACATCCATTTATCTGAAGTCTGACCTGTATACTCACTGTTATTGAAGTAGGTAGTGGTTAAGTACTCGTCACTAGTTAAACTATGAATAGTAACTTTATAAGATATATAATTTAAAGGTGTTCTGTTTAGTATTAACTCATCTATCCCGTCACCATCAAAATCATAAAAGTCTATATCTACAACTAATTTATATACAGGTTCTCTTGGTAGTTCAATTTTACTGGTAAATCCATTTGCAGAATTCAACATTATAGTAGGCGGTGTACTATCATACATATCCGGTGCACCAGCTATTATAATATCTAAGTACCCGTTGTTGTCTATATCTTTTAGTTCCACAGTCCATTTTTGGAAAAATGAATCATAGAGATTATTAGGTATAGACGAATATTGATCTAAAGTTTTCTTTTCAAAGTTACCACTTCCGTCGTTGATAAAGATATAAGAATTACTAACTCCTTTAGTACCGTCAATTACTAGTATATCTAAATCTCCATCGTTATCTATATCTCCACTAGCACCCGTATGAAAAAAACCAACTACTGATTCAAAAGCTCTATATTCAAAATCTTTCCCCTGATTATTAAGGAGCATTATGGGGTATTCATCTCTTGGATTTCCGTCTACTACATCGTATCCATGTCCAATAAAAAATACATCTGGCCATCCATCTCCATTGTAATCACCTACAAGACCTTTCCGCCCATGAATGAGACCAGTATGTTTATATGAGTTCTCCCTATCAATATCTAACTTACCAGAAGAATTACCTTTTAGAAATAGTATACTGTTTCTTCTAAATACCCCGTAGTCTGATTGATTGTCTATAATGTCTAAGTAACCATCTTTATCGTAGTCTAAAACTACAGCTTCTAGAGGAGGGTGCCAATTGCTAAACTCTCTATATGTACCATTTTTTACATTTTCTGGAAATGGCAATCTGGTATAGTAAGAAGGTTTCGTATAATCGGGTGTATAGGTTACACTAAATGGGTTATCTGCGATAGGTACTGTGTCAATTACTTTTTCAAGTTCAGTATCTGTAAATGAATCTTTTGTACAGCTAACTATAAAAAGAATGCTTAGACTTAAAATAATTTTTTTCATAACCTTTATTATCATTTTTTAATTATACCTTAATATAAGAAGAATAATTCAAATAAACAACTATCTTAAATATATTTTCCAACCCTCTTTAACCGATTCAAATCTCTCTATTTCCATATCAGTTAATTCTTTAGATATACTTTCTACTGCCATTCCGGAAGTTAAGTATGGTCCGCCAGATGGATCTACCATATTAATAATAGCTTTATTAGATGTAACAAGTTCTCTATATTTATTGTCTTCTAATACATATGATTCTTTTACCTCATCATAAGCGTGAACTAATTCTCTAAACTGTTCTAATGAAATACCTCCTCCGGTATCTCTTGTATATTCAAAGAAGGCTTTTGTGTAGTCATTAGGCCAACCAAATCTACAATATTCAAAATTACCTTCCCATAATATGGTTCCGTCTTCTTGAGGAGTAAATGTAAATTTATCTCCATATCGGTTTGTCATTTTATATGCTTTCATAACTTAAATAATTCGTAGTTTGAATTTTGTGTTTTGAATTTAATGTAATCCTCTTTCTGCTCTACTATCTCTGTTATAGAAGTAGTCTGCCATGTAAAGAACTGATTGAATGGAGACATAAGAAGAGATCTTCCTACTGCTACCTCATCAAACTTCTCTTTAAATCTACCATCTTCATTAAATTCAATCCATAGAACCTTTTCTGATTCTTTAGTAAGTCCATCTCTTTCTCTAACAAGCTTCCAATTTAACTCTTCATATAGACCAGAAGCTTCGTCTGCTTTCATTATATCAATTAGTATCTTTCTTTGTTCTACTTTACTCATAATACGTTATCTAAATTAAGGTTACTATCGTCAATCAGTTCTCTTAGTTTCTCTCTACATTTTTGTAATGCCTCGTAAGTATCATCGCTCATATCGCCAGCTGGATGTTTCATTTCTCCTCTGAGCCATTGGTCCATTTCCCAACAAACATTCCACCAATCCGAACCTTGAGTTGCGAAATCAAAATCTTGTTTATCTTCCGGGAGTTGAAATTCTAGTATTGCTTTCATCTTCTTTATTTTCTAGTTCTTCAAGTTGTTCTTCTAACCTACTAACACTACCCCAAATAATACCTGCACTCGGGTCAAATTTTTTAATCTGTTCTACCAACTCTTTTTGTCTACCTCTACTATAATACCCTCGTTCTATATTATCAGCAAGATTTTGTAGATGTTCTGGTCCACTTATGGAAATACGAAGGTCATAATCAGTCCATTTTGTTTTCCAATCCCAGAACTGAATTCCTTTGGTTAATCTTCTATGTAGATTACTCAACTTATGGTTTCTAACTCTTACCAAACTTTTATCATCACCGAAGACATGAAGAAAACGAAGAAACCATCTTGGACACCATTTTGGTTTTGCTTCATAATCCATTGCAAGAACTAATGGATAGATTGCTTTAAAGTAAGGACTATCTTCTTTGTAGAATGTGATTCCTAAATACCCAAACTTTTCTAACTTTTTAGGAAAAAAGATATAACGAAAATCACCCCACTCTAAATTACGAGTGTGAATCATTCCTTTCTTTCTACCTTTCCAAAATAAAAGTGATTGAAGAAAGGATTTTACCTTTTGTCCAAATGTTCGGGTATCTTTTAGTTCGAACCTATTTTTCATAACTTATTCCTTTCTATAACATCAATAAGAGTTTTTAAGTCTTCTACATTAGTAAACTTAATACCATCGTAATCAAACATCTCTACAGACCATCCATCTTTTTTAGCCTCTCCATCATCACTTGATATCAAACACAACTCATCTGTAATATCATAAGTATAGTAGTAGAATGAAATATCTCCTGATTCTTCTGCTGATACATCATTCTTTATAAATCCTAGATCAATTAAGTCTTGTTCTTTCATAACTATTAATTTTCTGGTCCAGGCATTGGAGCTGCTCCAGCATCCGCCCATCCTTTGGATGTTGTTATTTTTTCTCCTGGTATGATTGTATACTTAAGCCCCTGAAGTCTACAGGTACCGCCTTGTTTGGCTAGTTTCTTAAAGAGGGTTATGTCTCTTTCAGTCCAATCATGAGATAGAGTAACTATTCGATCTCTATCTACTGTACCTTCCCCATCTACATAATACTGTGATGTCTTTGTAACTGATACTTTTTTTATTGGCATAACTTTACTTTTTATTTTTACCAGACTTTTGCTGCTTCTAATAGTTTCCAGCAATCTATTGCTTCATTTGACATTTCAAGTTCGTGAAAATGTTTAAGACAGGACTCTAATGCCTGTACCCATTGAGATCGGGGAAGAGATATTTCAAATGCTCTTTCTGCTTCTTCGAAAGTAATCTCAAATAACATAGCAGTCTTTTTACCATCCTGCATTGCTTTTTCAATACCTAAGTAGATAGCATTTGTAACTTCTATTGATTTATTTTTGAATAGGACTTCAAACTCGTGTGTATTTTCGAAATGTAACTTCACTATATTAACCTTTACTTCCTGAGATTCTGTTTAACTTTGCCTGTATAGGGCTATCAATTATCTTTCCTGAATTAGTAGGACGTACTTCTTTATTAGTTCCCCAATAGTATACAGGGCCAAAGTACTCTACTGTCTTCATAGGAACTTCAACCGTACTAAGTCTGGTATATTCAGGCTCGGTAATTCTTCTTTCGCCATCAAATGATCTGAAGTCTTTAGCTGTAACTCTATGCCAACCTACTACAGGATGGTTTATCTCTAAACTACCAGCTGTGTTGAAATCATTTATAATTTTCTCAATTTCACCCCTCTTTTCTGCCATAACCTATTTTTTATATACATAAAGATAAGAAATATTATTCAGATTTCAAACTAGGAACTGTGACTTTTTTAAGAATATTTGTCAAAAGATCAGATTCGTTTTTAAACATTTCGTCTTCAATTCTTCTTCTATCTTTACTTATTGCTACCTGGATTGATTTTTCAATTTCACTGCTAAATCTACTGCTAATATTTTCTGTATAGTAGAATTTATGATTTGTAATTTTTATAATACTGTAACTAATGAGAATAAAGTATCCCAACTTTTTGTTATCTAAGTAATAATGAGATGTAATTGGATCCATTAACTTAACAGTAACAGGGTCATTAATTAGGTTTTCAATAATATGTTTAATTTGTATTTCTTTGTCTGATAATTTATACTTTGGAAATAGTAAATTCATAACTTTTTAGAATTTATTTTTTAATTCTTGTTTTTCTACTATAGCTTTTAATTTATCGACATATTTAGGATCTTCAGCATAATTTTGACCTAAGTAGGCGTAGTAGAGTGCTTCAGTTCTTAACTTATTTAAATAAGCGTTATGGAAAAGAGCATAGTCATATAGACTTTCAATCCAACTATCGTAACGAGCATGACCTCTTGAAGTTCCAACAGCAGTATTTGCTCTTGCTTTAGCTTGTTTCATACCAAATAAGTTATTAGCGTAAGTAAAACTTTCTGATTTAAAGTAACCTGTTTCTAGTTTTGCTTGTGCTAATACAATATGTGGGTATCTAAAGTTCAATTCCTTAATCTTAGCAACAAGTTTTTCTTCCGAAAATTCATTATAGTCTGAGATAATTATTAGTTTCTCTTCGTCGGTGAGTTGATCTATTTTAGTTCTATCTAATTTATAGGTTAAACTAAAAAGAGTAAATAGAACTACAGTTGCTAATATAGTTTTAAAGAAAATTTCACTATACTTAATTTTTTTAAATTCCAAAGTTACTCTGTCATATCTATACATCATAATAGGTTTTTTAAGTTAATTAAAGATAAGGAAAAAAAAGATAACGACCAACTAAAATAGGTCTAAAAAGGAAGTTCCTATCTCTTTTTCACGTAACTTTTCATTACGTTCATGTAGCCTTACTAAGTCATCGGCTACTTTTCTTTCGAGAGGTTTATTCTTTTTAAAGGTAGAAAGCTTACTAGTTTTCTTCTTTGTCATAATAATAAATAGATTAAAGTCTAGAGATGTACTCATCTCCAGGTCTCTTCTCTTCTTCGTACAGTCCTAAGTTCTTAAGATGTTCTACTGTAGCTTCATCCATCTCCCAAGTAAACTCTTCATCAGATTTATCTACATAATCTTCCATTCTATCTACCTGATTGTCGGTAATAGGAGAAGTAGCGTACAAAAATGCACAATTGTAACATAAGAATTCTAAATTCTCGACAAGCCAGTTCTTCCTATTACCGTCCTTATGGTTTAAGATGATAGGTACTTTAGTATCATGTACTCTCTTCTCTGAGAATCCGCAATGGGCACATTTCTCTTCTATTAGAGCTTCAAAGATTATTCTCTCTTTGATTCTTTTTGAGTCAAAATGTTCTAAAGGTACTCTACCTTCTAAGATATCTAATAGAGGAGGTTCATTTATTCCGTTAGGATTAAATTTGGCTATACCTTTACCCTCTTGATTTTTATGAGCTTCAAATAAAGTAACTCCGTCTTCGTTTTTAAATAACAAAGCATACTTCCTATAGTGTGGGTAGGAAACATGAAGATATCTTGCTGCTGCTAAATTAGAACGAGTTCTTAATTGTGCTCTTTGTATATCTTCTTTGGTTAATATTTTTGGAGCTCTAGGCAATTTTTAGTTGTTAGTTTTAGTAATCTTAATCGGTTTTAATTCTCTTACTACTACACCTGGGATTTCCTCAAAATAGTGTCTATCTTTAGTTTCTAAAAAAGGTAGTAGAAGAAATACTTTTAGTATTATTATTGGATCTTCCTTATCTTCTAATTCTATAAAGTAATCAGTTTTTACTTTACTTTGATCTATACTCTTATGAGTAAACATAAAGTTGGTAAATATGTTTACAGAATCAAAAAATTTGAGAAAGTTTATAAACTCTGATTTTAGTCCTTTGTGGTAGTCTGTATAGCCGAAAGCAAATTGAGGCAGGAGTAAATTTTCGAAACCATGTAAGGTAATATCTAATTCTGCTGTTTCTGTATTAAGTTTAAAATACTCTAATATACTCTCAGTACTGTTAAATTCTTTAACTACTTCAACATCTTTAGCTGCTAGCCCAAGCACTTCTATATTTTTATCAGGTGAAAATACTTGGTAGATTAACTGTCTAAAACCTCCTGGGTGTAAGAAGTATTTAGGTAAGTTTAAAATTTTATTTGCAGTTGGAGGGTATGTAAAATTTAGACCAGCCTTTATGTAGATACGTGCTAATTGAGATAATTTAAAATAGTGTGTGTATACAGGTAAGAGTAGTGTTTTACCATTTTTAAATTCTAGATCGCTAATCAAAGCTTTCCAATCACTACCTTCCTTGTATAGTTCCAAAAACTCAATAGCTTGATGTACTAGGTCGATTGGGCTAAATACAGAGTATATATCTTCAGGAGGTAAGTTAAAAGTGCCAACTTTATACCCATCCGGTAAGTGAGTTAATAAGAACTCCCATAAATCCTCTTGAGTTTTAAAATTAGGTATAGACTTATAGAGATTTTTATGGTTATCTATTCCTTTAGCATTATAACTAAACATATCTATACCTTTGTCGTACTCACCGTTTACAGCTTTGTATATAACTTTCCTTCCTATGTCTCTAAAGTAATTTTCAAAATCCATACTAGTAATCTATTCCTTCTATTTGACCTGTTCTGTCAACGTCTTGTTCGTCTTCCTCTGCTTCCAAGTCGTCATCTAATATTACGTTGACTTGTTCTTTTACTGATTGGCTTACTTCGTTTTCGTCTCTGTCTAAGTCTAGAATTTCTAATAAGTCTGATTTCTTACCTGATAGTTCAGCTTCTTTTCTTTTAATAGAAAGGTATTGATCTTGATCCATAATAATAAGATCATTGTAAGTATGGTCTCCACTTCCTTCTACTGTAGTAACGCCTACTACTGCTTTAGTTGTCGAACAGTTAACACATACATGGTAACCTAACTCTTTTCTTTTTAATGGGAAGTCGTTGCCGCATTTAGGGCACTCAATCATTTCTAATTGCATATATAACCTTTAGTTAATTAATAATACTAAATATAAGAATAATAATTTAATCTAGCAACTTTATAGTGAAAAACTTTCTCCACATCCGCAACTTCTTTGTGCGTTTGGATTAGTCCAATGAAATCCTTTACCGTTTAGTCCGGAAGAATATTCTAATGTAGTCCCGATAAGGTATAAAAGACTCTTTTTATCTATAAGAAGATTTACTCCATTTGATTCTACTACTTTATCGTCTTCCGAAGCTTTATCCTCAAAGTCTAATATGTAAGATAAACCGGAACATCCTCCTGATTTAACTCCTACTCTTACGTAGTTTTCTTTTGGGTCTTTATTCTCTTCTATAAATATATTTAGTAGCTGCTGTGCTGCTGTATCACTTACGTTAACCATTTGTAAATAAGTTTATAGTATTCCAAACATCTTCAGGTGTTTTAAAATTTACTACCTTTTCTTCTTTACCTAATTCTATTGTGATTGTTCCGTCCCATTCTTTGTCCGGTACTAACTGATAGAGGTATAATTGAATGAGTCCAAGTTGCTGTTTATTGAAAGCTAATTTAAATAGGTTCTCAATGACTGAGAAGAATTGATCTTCGTACTGTGTCATATCCATTCCTATTTCTTCTTCCATAAAATCCCTACGCTCTTCGATTAACTTTAATTGTTCTAAAACCTCTATGAATATTTTTTTATTCATATGCTCGTTACTTGGGGATTTTTCTTTGATGCGGTAAGATAATTGATGAATAGAAAATAGGACTTGTCTGACTTTTTTTCTAGGTTCAATCATAATCTTTCTACTTCAAATAGTTTAGTAAAATCTTCTACTGGAAGATTCTTAATTTGTGCAAATCTTTCTACTGCCGTTTCAAAAGAACTAGAAGGCCAGGCCATAATAGTTTCTTTTTCAGGGTCTTCTTTACTGTAAAATCGATACCCATTCATCTGTAAACTGGTTTTAAGTTACACTTGTTCTGGTTCTGCACCAGCGTCTCCTTGATCAGGATTCTCTCCTGCTAGAGCCTTACGAATAATTCTATCGAAATATTCAATATAGATAAAGAAACCTATAATAGTTTTATCCTTTAAGTTTCTGTCTCTTTCTACTCTCATATCAAACTGACCTAATCCTTTTTCAAGTCTAGTTTCCAATTCGATTGCAATATCATTTTGTTCGGTTGGAGTCATTTGTCCAAACTGTGTTGGAATAAATTGAACCTTTACACCTTTCTTCTGAGGATCCTCATTAGTGTCAACCTTAAGCATAAATGAATGTCCAGCAAAGTTAATTTTAGCTGCTTCAGTTATAACTTCTTTTACTAATTTTTCTAATTGTTTCATATCTTAAATATAAGAAATCTTTTTCGGGTATACAAATAAATAGTTAACCTAATAACATTTTTTTACTATTTGATGATCCTTCTGTTAAAACTTGTGAATTAGCTATCATTCTATTACGGCAGTATTGGTTTATAGTCCAATCAATTCTATCGGTTAAAAACTCTACTTCTTCTTTTGTTCCGTCTAGATACGTAAACTCTACAATGTACTTTTTCATCTCTTTGTTAAATCTTCTTTAAGCTTTTCGCTTGGTTTTGGTTCTGTAAAAAATATTTTTGATTTAGGTAGAGGTAGCTGTCCTCTATGTCCTGTGAAAGATTCTTGTATTGTTAGTATACCTTCATCTCCTTTGTCTCTCCTCTTTTTAACTACATATGGTGTACATAGTTGATCTCTAATACTTCCGTTGGAGAGTTCATTATAAACAGTCTCTCCAAGTTCATTAGCTTCCTTACAGTTCTTTCTAATAAGTATTCCAGTTTCGTAATGATCATATTGATAAGGATGCCCTTCTTCGAAGTATCTTTCTAATTGTCTATTAACAATAGAAGGTTTGTCATTAAAGTAAACATACGATGTTACCATTCCTTCTACATAGATACTTTGTAGGTCTGTATGATGATGCATAGCTGTATGGTATTTGTCTTTCAAGTATCCATCAACAATAGCTGTAGGTTCGTATTGGAAATAACATTGTGAGTCCATCCATAATGAATGAGTATGTTCCGGAAGATTAGCTTTTGTTGGGTTCCATTTTAAGAACCTAGACATCATTCTAAATGACTTATCCCCTTCTTTTTCTATACCTCTTACATCCCAAAAGTCTGATTTTAGGTCTTCTCTATTTGTAAACGCTATGTACTCTACACCTCCTTTGTCATGAGTGAATGGAAAAAACCTTCCTACATCTTCTAAAGGTAGAGATTCGTCTGCAAATAGGGCTGTATATACTACTAATTTCATAAGCTGTTTATATAAGATAGTAATTGATCTTCAGGTTTCCAACCTAAACGTAATAAACTATCATCATTCTCTCTTAAAGTCTTTCTATAGTTTCCTTTCTGGTCTGGTAAGTATACTGCTTCAACATTAAACCTACTTTTAAACATATCAAATACTTCGTTGATAGAGTAGTTGACTCCTGTTCCTAATTCCCAAGCATCTTCGTGTGATTCTTTTCCAATACCAATTTTATATAAAGCGTCTACTATGTCGTGAACATGAGTAAAGTCTCTTCTCTGTTCTCCATCACCTACTATTGTAATACGTTCTCCATCTCTAACTTGACGTCTCCATATTCCTATAACTGCTGCCCAATCTCCATCTACTATTTCTTTCGGTCCATATACATTATAGAATCTAGCTATTTCTACATTTAACCCGTATACCTTTCTATACATTTTAAAGATTTCTTCTCCCATATGTTTAAAAGCTGCGTAAGGTGATTGTAATGGATCATGCCATCTTGAAGATGAACCGGCATAAACAACCTTTACGTTGTACTTTTTAGCCCAATCAGCTACAATTAAACTTCCTTCGGTATTTACTCTGAAAGTTTCTAATGGATTTTCAAATGAAGGCTGTATTCTAGATAAAGCTGCTAGATGGTAAACTATATCAAATCCGTTTCCATTAAAGTACTTTAAGAACTCTAACTCTCCTTCTTTGTATATACATCCAGGTAGTTCATTCTCTTTAAGGCCACTATCGTAATTATCTAAAGACATAACTTCATGCCCCTCTTTAAGAAGTTTATTAACAATATTTGTTCCGATAAAACCAGCTCCGCCTGTTACTAGTACTTTCATATTCTATCTATTACTTTTTTGTATCCTTGTTCCATTAATGTTTTAGAAATCTGATTACGTAACGGTGAATGATTACCTTTCCAATGAGAAGCATTTTCATCATTTCCGTATACGTCTCCTTTTATACTTCCCCATTCCTCTCTATTATCTAGAGTGTGAGGGGGTACTGCTGTTCTTATGTTTCCGTATTTATAAGCAAAACCAGACAGTTGAATATCTTCTCCGTTCTCCCAAGAGATGGGATCTTCTTCCCATAAGTACTTTAAAGTAGATCTTTTCATAAACCATGAATGTCCAACTAAGTCAACATCTTCTAGTTTATTACTTTTTATTCCATTCCAGCCATACTTTTCATGCGGGTCATAAGCATCTCCTAAATACTTAACTCCTGTTGAACCTAGTATAATATTTTCCTCTGAGTATTTTAAACAAGATTCAAACCATTTAGGTCCAGGTATTGTATCGTCATCAAAAAAAGCTACATACTCGCTTCTAGCTAATAAACCAAAAGCAAATCTACCATGAAACTTGAAATTATGATTTGCATAAGCTACCTTAACTCCTAAATTATCTATATTGTACTGTAACCCTTCTTCTGGTTTGTTTGACCATACCATTATTTCGTCTACAGGAATAGATTGTTCCCTAATGGCTTTTATCTGTTCAGGTAGGTATTGTGCTCTTTTGTAGCTATTTAGTACAACTGTTATCATAGTAAATCTTTAACTAGTTTGGCTGTATTACCTTCACCGTATGGACATTTTGTATCTATTTCGTAATTATTTAAAATCTTATAAAAGATATCAGATATCTGTTCTGGGTAATGACATAAATGTAAATGTCCTGTTTCTATACCTTCTGGTCTTTCAGTTACATCTCTACATACAATTACTTTCTTATTAAAGAATGTTCCTTCTTCCTGAAGTCCTCCGCTATCTGATATGATGAGTTTAGATTGTAACATTATATCTAAAAGTTCAGTATGAGGTAAAGACGGAACTACATTAACATGTGTTAGTAATTCTCTATGTTTTTGTACTTCGGGATGATGGTGTAGAGGAATGATAAACTCTAAGGTAGGGTTATCAATCGCTAGTTGGTTTACTTCTTTAAACCATTTATCCATCCAAATATGATTCTCCCATCTATGTAAGGTGACTAGAACTTTGTCTCCATATACTGCTTCATCTTTTAATGGCAGTAAGTTATCTAAAACTGAATTACCTACAATGTGTGTTGTTCCTAAAACTCTTTCTTGTTTTAAATTCTCAGCTGACAGTTCAGTTGGAGCAAAGTTTATATCTGCTATTCTAGATATCATTTGTCTGTACCCTTCTTCCGGGTAAGGTTGAGTCAAATCATGAGATCTTAAACCTGCTTCAAGGTGAATGATTTTTTTCTTTCTACTAAATGCTGCTAGAGCACAAGCAAGAGCTGAAACTGTATCGCCGTGAACTAAGACTGTATCGAAGTCTCCTTCTGGGAATTGAAGTAAGCAGTCACTTATGATTTGATCAAGTCTATTTGTTTGATCTCCTATTTCTATTCTATAGTCTACTTTTATATCAGCAAGTAAGTCTTTATGTTGACCGGTAAAGAGTAGTTGACAGTTATCTAAAGTCTCAACTAAAGGTTTTACTTTCAACCATTCAGGTCTTGTTCCAAAACAAATTAAGACTTTATTTACCATATACAAGTTTTTAGTGCTGTGTTACCTCCTTTAAGGTACCCTCTATTAGTTTCAGTTAAGTATCCGTTTAATGTTGAACCTATATCAAGATATGTATTCTCTTTATTCTTTTCCCAAAATTTAGCTGCTAACATGTTACCTAATGGTCCAGCACAGAATAAAAATAACTTGTCTTTATATTCTTCTATAGGAAAATTTTCTACCATATCAAAATTATCTATAAAAGCTTCCGAAGTTATAGGTATATGTTCTACTTCAAATGGTAATTCATTTGTACGAGCATCTTCTCTTGCAAATAAAACTACTTTATGGTTACTAAATTCCGGAATAAAATTCTCTTGGAAGTAAGGGTAGTTACTATTAACAAATATGTTAGCCCAAGTAAGAACATCTTGTTTTGATTCTTGTCTCATCCAGTTTACTATTTGTTCAGGTTGGCAGCACTTACAGCTAACTCCTACGTAGTATTCAGGATCTTTAAATTGGAACGATCTTATTAATTCATTCCTAATCTCAGAATGTTTTGTTGGATCAAAAGTCCAATTATCGATATTGGTTATACGTTGGTTAGCTAGTATTGCGAACTCTCCATCAGCGTATTTACTAAAACTAAACTTCTCTTTATTTTTTAGTTTAGTAAAAATGAACTCTATATCTTCCCTAAAACTATTTTTAATCATCGCTTACTGCTCTACCTTTATCTTTTTCCCAATCTTTTTCTGGTCTAACCTCTAGGTTGGTCTTCCAACCTGCAGCTATAGTATTCATAGGAGTTCCATATTTTTCTCCGTATTTTATAATAGCGTTAACATCTTTAGGAAAACAAGTTCCTCCGTATCCCATTCTACCGTCTGGTCCAGGGACATGTAAGTGGCTATCTCCTATCCTTCCGTCAGAAGCAAATCCATATAAAGCTGTCTCCCAATCAGTTCCTATTGCATCTGAAAGTCTTTTGAATTCATTCATGATAGATACTTTGGTTGCAAAGAAAGTATTGTTCATATATTTGATTAACTCAGCAGTTGTAGAGTCTGTTTCAATTATATTTCTATTCATGAATCTTTGCTCAAACAAATCTCTTACTTTTCTAGTATGCTGTCTTGGTCCTCCAAAGATAATTCTTGCTTGTGTTAACATATCTAACTTAGCGGTTCTCTCAGTTAAAAACTCAGGACTAAATACTATATTAATCTTATTATATTTCTCAGAGAGTTCTTTTGTGGTACCGGGTAGCACTGTAGATTTGATAATATAGATTGGCCCTTCTACTGCCTCTTCAAATACTTTTTCAATATAAGATAGATCTTGTGAACCATCTTTATACATTGGTGTTGGAACACAAACAAATATAAAATCACATTCGTCTACTTGTTCTTTTGTATGAGTAGCTTTTAATGGATCTACATCATAAATTCTTAAATCGGTAGTTGGTGAGAAAGCAAATGCTTGACTCTCTCCTACGAATCCGTTTCCTAATACTCCTACTTTAAATTTTTTCATACAACAGTTCAGCTGTTTTAAATTGCCATTCGTAATCGATATCAAATGACTCTAGTTCTGGTATAGTATATAAGGTAAGGTTTTCTTTTGAAAAATCTACCATAAATTTATTATTTTTTATAGTATCTAATCTAGAAGCGTAGAGACAATGTGCTGCTTCATATGTAGGTTCAATGACTTTCGTATTCATTATTGTTTCACCTACCGGCCAATCATTAATCATCTTACCTTGTTTATTCCAGAAGTACTGTCTTTTTTCTATGACTGCAAATAGATTTTCTTCCTGTTGGTTTACGAACTTTTCTATAAACCTATCAATCGTATTTATTTGAAGTAATGGATTACAACCAGAAATTAGAACTACGTACTTGTACTTAGCTGGAAGCTTATCATGCCATTCGTATATTAATTGTAAATTGTCCTCTTCTTCGGCTGATTCTTTACTTCTAACAAAATAACTGATTGGTTTATTATCTACAATCTCTATAAGCTCGTCTTCGTATATAGAAGCAAATATATTTTCGTTAGGTATATTTTTGCAGTCCAATAGCTTGTCTAATACTATACCAAATAACGTATCACCAGCAAATGGACGAATCATCTTTTGAGGTACCCTTTTACTATTAAGTCTTGCCTGAACTACAAATGCTATTTCATTTAAGTTTTTCATCCTCTAAGTTTTTCTTTAACAGCTTTTTCAGTTTCAGTTACTTTGATTTGTCCATCCCCATATGCTTTTTCTAAATCTCTTATTCCTGAAACTAGTTTAAAAAGACCATGTGGAGTAACAGAGCATGCATGATCCGATCCCTCCATATTCCTATCTAGTGTAACATGTCTCTCTACAATTGACGCTCCTAGTAGTACTGACGCTACTGTCGTACCTAGTAATATCTCATGTCCTGAGTATCCTATTTCACAATCAGGGTATTTTTCGGTTAAGGTCTTTATAGCGGATAAGTTAAGTTCTTCTACAGGAGCAGGGTAGGAAGAATTACAATGTAGTAATCCTATTGGATGAGGGTTTCTAAAAAAATGTTTAGCTTTTCTTAATACATTAACTGCTTCATCTATTTCTTCTTCAGTGGACATTCCTGTTGAAAGTATTACTCTCATACTACTCTTCATACATGAAGTAAGCAGTTTATGATTTGTTAACATAGCAGAAGGTACTTTTATAAACGGTAAATCATACTGTTTTAAAAATTCAACCGAATCATAATCCCATGGTGAAGCTGACCAAGTAATGTTTTGCTGCTTACAGTATCGATCGATTTCGTCGTATTCTTCTTTACCGAATTCAACCTTATACTTATATTCAAGATAGGTCATATCTTGACCTTGCCATCTACGAGGTTTATTTTTTTGTGCTGCAGGGACTGCTATATCGGGGTTACGTTTTTGAAACTTTACTGCATCACATCCAGCTGCTGCTGCAATATCTATTAACCGTTTTGCAATATTAATATCACCCTGATGGTTAATTCCGATTTCAGCTATTATATAGGTTTTTTTCATATCTCCTCTATCCTTCTAGATTTATCACATATCAGTAAATCATATGCAGGTTTTTCTCCTACACTTAAGAAGTGGTACTTACATCCCCATTCCTCTAATTGATTTTTAGTAACTTCGTACCAGTCTTCCCCAGTTCTTGAACCTCTAGCAGTCCAGTATGTAATTAAATGTCCCTGAATATAGAGTCTATTAATTTTATCTATATTAATTTGTATAGGTCTTGCTAAGTTGTAGTTAAACTTATCTTCTCTGTACTCATAATCACAGATAGTTTCATCTATATCTACGTATATATTACTTTTTGGTTTCATAATGTATCGTAGTATGCGTTTTGTTTTTCTTGTCTTTCTATATCTTTTGGATGGTATAGAGCATACTCTTCCTCCATTGGTAACATCCCGTGTATTTTAAATCCATCCAATACTTCATGAACTTTATTTTTCCACTTAATATCAGGATGTCTTCTATAGATTCTCATTTGCCAGTCTGCCCAGTTAACCCAACCTTTTTCATTTACCGTCCATCCCCATTTCTTAATATGCTCTTCTGTTAATCCTTCAACAGTATTAATTCTAGAAACTCTTAACATATCAACTGTAGGGTTAGCCTCTAGTATATTAGGTAGGTTATCAATGAGAATTTTATTAGGCAATTCATCGGCATCAATCTGAAAGATATAATCTCCTTCACAGTATTCTGTCAATTTATTTTTCCAATCAGCGAAATGGCCATCAAAGAATCCTCTCCAGAACTGAACATTTGGGTATTTACTTTGTTTAGTTAACCAGTTGGCTACTTCTTGGTCACCGTTCTTCTGATCAAAGAGTATAACAATCTCATCTTGAGTTCTTTTATTCTCTCTAAGAAAGTTAACAAGCTTTTGTATTTCTACAAACTCATTACATACTGTTATTGCGTAACTAATTTTCATTTACTCTCCTATTTCGTAGAAACCAATTAACTCTAAAGCATCCATAAACTCTCTTTGACCGTAATGTTTAATGCCAGCCATATCCATTTTATATGTCTGATCGTTAGGGAAGTTTTTTACTTTTCTTTCCTCCTCTGTAATCTTAATAGCTTTTACTGCAGCCCATTTCCATTCCTTTTCTGATGTACCATCTAAGAATACCATTCCTTTTTCTGGTAATGTCATTGTTGCTGGAGCCCATACTTTTTTAGTATCGTCTGTGAAGAGTAGATCTTTGTAAAGAGTTGGAGAAGTTTCTATTAAGTCCCCTACTACTTTTCCTCCTTCATTCATTAGAGTTGAGGTTGTAAACCCGCACCCCATACATAACCAGGTAGTTGTTGATTCGTCTATGTGCTGTTCGTAACATGCGTTTCCTCCGCATCGTTTACAGTCTACTAATTGATCTTTCATAACTATAATTTTGGTAAATCTAATTTTGGTAAATTTAATTCTATCTGTTTAGTAAATTCTGGAACGTATTGGTCTAATGTTCTACCTAATACTTCTACCATCTTTTCGTAACTAAACTCTGTTCTACTTTTATGTCCTTGTCTCTTAGATAAAGATAAGAACTTTTTGTAGTCTTTGTGTACTGTTTTTAAAATTCTTCCTACTGCTGCTTCATCTGCACTAAACCATTTAGCTTCGGTAAGTATCATATCCTTAGATGCTGCTGATGGATGTACTGGTGTTAACTCCCCGCTTACTAGGTTTGTAAATTCTTTATCTAAAAAGTCTACATGTCCAGACCAACCTGAAGCTATGATAGGTTTATTAACAAGGCTGAATTCCAATAACGGTCTTCCAAATCCTTCTCCTTTAGTAAACGAAATCATCGCTTTTACTTTTGGATGATTGTAAAGTTCATTCATTTCCGAATCACTTACATCTCCATGGAAGAGATAGATGTTTGGTAAGGTACCTTTAACTGATTGTCTAATTTGTTCTATCTTATCTAATACTGCTTCTCTATCCGTAATAGAAGTAGTAACTTGACTAGTCTTTAGAATCAAAGCAGGTGCATCTTTTTTATTCTTAAATGTCTCTAAGAAAGATTTAATCATATACCCTACATTTTTTCTATCTTGACCAAAGTCACCATTTAACCAATGACCTACAAATAAGAAACAAAATGATTCTTTTATAGGAGATAAGTCTAATGAACTTGTAGTCGGAAAGTATTTAGTTAAATCAGCTCCTTCTAATAAAACCTCCATAGGAGATGTTAATCTTAATTCTCCAGTAGGTTGTTTTGTTTTAGTATCCTCTTTAATATACACAGTATCTAAAAAAGTCTTTTTACTATGTTCTGATGATACTAGGTTTAGATCCATTCTATTACATCCTTCAATCCAAGTATTATGAACTAATGTAGTTTCCATTCCAGCGGTAACTCCTAGGTTAAACTTACCTACTTTTTGAAACTCATTCGGTACTGTAATCTGTACCCATAAGTCTGGTTTAACAGTCATGTTAGGTATAATTCTAGAACTTAAATCATCTTCATTATGATCTTCTAAATAACCAAATCTAGTGTTACCCCATCTTTGAGATAAAACCTTTACGTCGTACTTATCTAAATCGATCAAAGCTTTTACAAAGTCTCTTGCTCTTGCTCCGTATCCTGAATATGTGTCTATAGGGCAGCTTACTACTGCTAATGGTTTACTCATCTTAATAACCTGTTAATTTATGTGTAACTTTCTTTAATGGTCTTGGACCAGCTTTATGAATTTCAAAACTTGGTCTAGGTTTAAATGTTTTGAATCCTTCATCCATAACCTCTATAATGTTCTTACACATTGTATCGGCTGACATTTGAGATTCGTCTGAAGTAACCCATTCTCTACCTTTCAGTCCGTTTTTGATTCTCTCTTCTGTAGATAAGTTATATACTTTCTCTAAAGCTATGGCTACATCTTCTGATGAAACTCTGTCGTCAAAAATATATGGAGTAGAAGGTGAACCTGTTAATGAGATGTTTGATGGGAAGACTGGTTCAACCCAATCTCCGCATTGTTTAATTGTACCTCTATGATTGGAAGGAAAGTCAGAACTAAAATCAACCCAGTTACCATTACCGTCTTCGAATCTCATTTGATCTTGCATTCCTCCTGTAACAGCACCAACTATCATTGTACCTGCCATCATAGATTCTGTCAAAGATAATCCCCATCCTTCATTAGATGAGATTAACATAGTAACATCAGCCATGTTGTACATCATATTCATCTGGGCTGTATTAATCTTAGCCTGAGAGAAATAAATGTTAACATATTCTGGATCTGTTAATGCTTCTTTTACAGCTCTTAGATCAGTTCCATTTTGATCTACTGCTGCTGTATGCATCACTAAAGCACATTTCTTAGCTGCTTCTTTTCCTATTCTGTCACAGAAGAATTTATAAGATAGAATTACGTCTCCTGGTCTCTTTCTGTTAATGTTTCTTGAGTTAAAGTAAACTACAAACTCTACATCCTTATTTGGAATAGTATCTTGTTTAAACTTAACTAAGTCTGGATATAATTTATGATCTTTTGTGATAGGAAAGAAGTCGTTACTGTTAATACCATGAGGTACATACTTAATGAGTTTATTTTTAGCTTCTTCTCCTAAAACTAATTCGTTAATATTTTTAGTTTGTTTAGAGATTGCCATTAAGACATCTACTGAGTCGTAATAGCTTTTATTATACATCGGTGCAGGATAGTCATCCCAGATGTTTAACCACATAATTGGAATTTGAGATCTAATCTCTCTTTCGATTTCAAACAGCCATGTCCAGTATCTTGGATCCGTAAAGATAAAGATAGCATCTGGTTTTTCTTGTTTAAGTAACCTTCTAATCAATGTAGCATCTCCATAGCCGTTATTAGGCATTACTTTTACAGAAGCATCCTTTATACCGGTACGGTTATTTATGTCTTCTGACAGGTCAAACACCTTTCCTGCGTCTGGATGCTGTAAAGCTGCTCCTACTTGAAACCAATTAAAATGTTGTGCTGTTCCAACTACAAACTCTCTTGCCATAGTAGCAATACCGGAATGCATTCGAATATCATCACATAAAAGTAAGACGTTTTTTCTTTCGTCTTTTGGGATATAACCAAATTTGTCAGTCATTATTAAAGTTTAATGTTATTCTGTTTGTGTACTTTTTCACGGAAGTCTCTATCAGTAAGATAAAGATAAATTGCACGATCTGCAAGCTTTTTAAATGAAAAGTTGTTTTGTAATGATGCCATCTTGAATTCATCAAATAATGGCTGTGTGATTTTTACCGAGGTAAGTTTTTCGTCTTGTTTCATAACTAAATTGTTCTATATATAAATATATATAAATTATAAAACAGCATCAGGACATATCCTCATTTTCTTAAAAGCACAAAACATACATGTACTTTTCGAAGGAGAAGTTGGATAGTCTTTATCAATATACTCACCATCTATATCGACTGCTGTCTCTACAAAATTATTCATTAGTGATACTGCTTGACCTCTTTTAATCTTTCCGGACGGAGGTCTAAATTGCTGTACTCTACGTTCCATTGCAGCAAACTCAGCATCTTTTGGTACCTTACGTTTCAGTATAAAGTACTCTACATTTATTTTATCAATTGGAATATCAAACTGCTTGGAAAAGAACTCTTTATAGAGTAGAATTTGTGCAATCTTGTTATCGTCCTTCTTAGCGTAATCATTCCATCCTGAAGTGGAGGTTTTAATATCAATGATTGTCCATTCATCTAATACTTCACTATAAAATACTAAATCGATGAAGCCTTTAAACTGTACTCCAGGGCGTAATTCTTGGTATAGTAGCGTCTCTACACCGGCCAAATAAGTTCCCTTAGTACTAAAGTACCCACCTCTTTTTTTCTTTAAAAAGTTTAAGATGTGTTTGCCGTCTAAGTAAAACATATTCATTTCCTCTAATGAAGTAAATTCCTGAAAGCTATTCTGTGCTTTAGTAGATTTATATGCTTTAACCATATTCTCATACAGTAAAGCATCTAAGTCCATCTCATTAGCAGTTTTAACTTTATCGTAATACAAAGTTGTCAACCAAGTCTGAATAGTTTCATGCATTGCAGTTCCAAACATAGCATGAATGGAACCTTCATAAGGAGCTAATTTCTTAACGTACTGTAAGTACCATTGTTTTTGACAAGAAGCGAAAGAATTTAACTGTGAGTAGGAAATGTGTTTGTTACTCTTTGGGCTCTGCTTTAGTTTGCTTTCCCATACTTCCTTTACTAACTTTGGTAACTTCTTCGGCATAACTTGTTTTTAATCGTTCAACATACAATGTAGCATCCATCAATTCTTCTTGTAGATGCTGTAACCAATCAAGGAAGTTTAGATCTTCTCTTTCTAAAGTAGTATTGTACTTTTTGATCCCAGTTTGAGATCTTTGTTCAAATGCTTTTTTTACTGATTGGACATACTTATCTGTTTTTACAGTCCCTGCTGTACTGTCCATTGTCCATGTTCCGTAAATATCGCTATTTTTACTCATAACTAATTAATTATCTATACTATAAATATAAGAAAAGAGTCGTCGTTAGACAACTCTTTTACATATTTTGTTTAAAAAAAGTTTTAAAGTTTTACTGTCTTCTGTCCTTGTATGAACTGAGATTTTCTTACTTTAACAATTTCTCCTCCTTCTAAAAGTAATCTATATCCACTAGGTAAGTGTTGAACTATTCTAACTACCTTCACCTCGTTTGATTTTTTTACTTCTTTAACTTTTTTAACTTCTACTGGTGCAGGAGCTTCTTCAGGAGTTTGTTCAGCTATTTCCTGTACTTCTTCTTGAGGTACAAAGATTGGCTGCTCTTCAAAGTTTAATTCTTCACTCATTGTTATATTGTTTTATGTTTATTAATAAATATTGGTAAAGTTATATTACATATAGATTATCTTATCCTCATCTCCTTTATCAACCCATCCTTGGGTGCCATCAGAGAATTCTACTCTTCTTTTAGAAGGAGTTTTTTGAAGTATACGGGTTACTTTTTTTTCTTTTATTTCAGTATCGTCCTCATTCAATGTTCTCCATTCTTCTTCTCCTGTAACGGTTTCTGGATCTATGACTTCTATTTCTTTAGGGTCAAGGTCTTCCATTATCTCTTCTTCGGATACTAATTCATCTCTACTAATTTCTTTATATTTTTCAGCAGCTCTTTTAAGATCTCCGTTAGGTTCTTCTTCATCTAAATCATCCCATTCACTAAAATCATCTTCTATTTCTCCATAAAGGTTCCATTTAGGTTTGGCCTGATCAAAAGCGAAGTTAGCTGCTATTACAAGTGATATAGCTAAAGGATCAAATACAAATATGATTACAAGGAGTAAGATGTTTATAATCTTATCCATCGGAGCTCCTGTAAGTCCGGAAAGGTACTGTAATGGTCCTAATTCTCCGGCTACTTCTGTATTGTTATCTAAATCTAATATCTGAAGTTGGTATTTTTGTAAGCTATCTGCTGCTATTTCTCTTTTAGCTTGTACTTGTTTTCTATTCTCCTCTTCAACTCCGATACGCTGCTGGGCAAGTCTAAGCTCTGCAGTAGAGATGGTGGTTCTAACGCCTCCAACCACCGATGTGTCCTTAATTTGGATTGCGGTAGATTTTGCGTTACTGAGAGTAGAAATATTGCTAGAGATTCTTTCAAGTTCGCCATCATATCTGATAACATCTTTTTCATAGAAATCTTTCTTTTGGGTTAGGAATGCAGTTTGATTCTCTTTAACTGTTAATTGCCTGTATGTGTCTTGATATGCCGCACTTAAAAATCCATATATACCCATACTAGTAATCAATACTAGTACAAAGGCTGCAATGGAGAGATAGGTTCTAAGGTACTTATTTAATGTATCCCAGTATTGGTAAAGAAGTGAAGCGATAACAAGCTTAGCTACCTCTAATGAACCAGCCATTATTGTTACCTCTAATGCTGCTCCTGCAAATAATTTACTTAGTCCACTAACAGAATAAAATGCTGCTGATGCTGATACTGAAAGTGCTGCTAACGCAATTATGGTAGGTAGTGTATTTCTTTTTATAGTTTCAATCATTATTTCAAAAGTAATGCGCCTAAAATTAAGACTGGTGTACCTATTGAGAATAACTTATTTTTAAACTTCTCTTTCTTAAGAGCTTGTTGTAAGTCTTTAGAAAGTTTTTCTTGTATCTTAAATTGCTCATCTTTAGTAATTAATATTGAATTTAAATTAAGTACTTGAGATTTAAAATTAAATATAATGCTGTCTTGAGTAATGGATTTAGTTTTTAGTGTTTCTATAACTAATCTAGATACAGCAAGTTCTTTCTGTAAGCCATCACCTATTATCAGATCCTTCACCACTAGTCGGGCTATTGGTTCCTGTAGGCGTACTACTTGAATTGTATCTTTCTGTGAAAAAGCTTTGAAGCTCAGACAGAGTAAGACTACTAACATTACGTAGTTTTTCATCCGTTCTTCTTTTTATTATTACTATACTATTTTCTAGACTATCTACTTCTTTGTCATACCTAGCTAATGCATCTTCTAAAGTTTTTAGTTCTACATTAAGTGTTTTATTTTGACTATGAAGCGAATCTACTTTTTTCTCAAGATCTACTATCTTATTAAGATAGGAAGAGGTATCGAACTCTTTTTGTTTATATAACAAATAGAATATAGCGACACCTGCTAGACCTAATATTAATGTATTTCTTGTGCTCATAACTTTAAGATAGGTATTTATTTCCTATTAGACAACTATAAGATGTCTTTTGATTCAATTAACGTATAGGTAAATGATTTACCGTACAAGTCTGCTGCTTTGTGAGCTAATTCCATAAGTAGTTTAAAATCACTATTTGCTGCTATTACCTGACACCCTGCAGACCATTTGTCAACTTGAGTGGACTTTCCTCCTTCTTTAGCTGTAGCTCTATGAATGTTGATTCCAAAAATACCTTCTTTGATATTTTCTTCTAACATATCATAATCACCGTCTTTGTTATTATCTCGGTAAACTTTGACAGGTTTCTGTTGTTTTAGAGCCTCGTATTTACCTTGATGCATTCCAATAGTATGGGAACCTCTATACTGACCTGGGCATAGTATTGCTACTCCGTCTTCATTAAGTAAATTCCTTTCCCAATGAGAACCTGGATCGGTAGTTGCATCGAATTCATGATACTTCTGTACTCCGTCTACTTGGTAAGATACTGTAATTAAGTCATCAAATCTATTAGTAACTTTACCTTTAGTGTCTGAGTTTCTAACTCCTATAATATTAAGGTTGTAGTTTCCTCCTTCGAAGAATTTATATCCTTTTGATTCAACTGCTTTTTTTATTTTCTCTGCTGAAAACTTCATAATCTGCTTTTACTAGTCTAGTTTTGAAAATCCATTTGGTACTACTCCTTCACAAATAAGTGTTGCTACTATTGGAGATACTACTGAGCCTACAAATAAACCTACACCTGCCGGTGTGGATAAAGCTGCTGTTGCATATATTGGGTTTGCTTGTCCTACTACATTCGTAAGTACCTTTGTAAGTAATTTTTTATTGCAAGCTCCTTTTACTCCTGGGATTAAGAATATTCCATCGGCTAAAAGGTTACCAATTACTGTTGATACTGCCGCCATTGCTGCTTTTTGACCCATGGTGGACATTGCTGTTATCATTGTTGCACTGATAGTTGTTGATGTTACCGTTCCAGGGTCAGCTGGTGCTGGTTTAGGAGTGAAATACATTACACATCCAGTTGTTAATGCCATATTTAATCCAATGTAACAAGCATTTTGGTCTAACCATTCAACAGCATCTTCTGCTGCGTCTTTAATATCTTCTGCCACATCTTCTACTACTTCTAGTCCATCTTTAGCAAATTCGATTGCCTGTTTGCTTCCTTCTTTCCAGGTATCAGAAGCTACATCTAATCCTTGTTTGGCTGCTTCTTCAGTATTTTTAGCTACTACATTAGTTGTATGAACTATTGCTTTTTTAGAATCAGTATAGATGTTTGTAGTTGTCTTTGCTACTTGATTGGCTACTTTAGTAGTTTCTTTTGCAACCGTGTTAGCTGCATCAGTAGTTTCTTTTGCAACCGTGTTAGCAGCTTTAGTAGTTTCTTTTGCAACCGTGTTAGCAGCTTTAGTAGTTTCTTTTTTAATACTATTTGCAGCTTTTTTAAACCAATTTGACATAATCTTTCTTTTTTTTAATTTTTATTATTATTACTATTATTCATACCGAAGTATGTTCCTATTATTCCTATAAGTCCTGTAATTGTTATTTGTAATAGGTGTATTACAGAATCATCAATAGGTCTATTTTCCTCTAATGCAACTGCAAAATCTCCTACTACTATAAAACCTAATAGTATTAGAATACCTATTGCTAGTATATTTACAATCCTGTCTTTCAATAGTAGTTACTGTTTATTCTTTTTTTCCAAATATCTTACCTGCTTCAGCGATACCAAATGATCCTAAAGTAATTATGACAAATGAATTATAAATAAATTCGTTTACTACTAAATCTTTACCCAGAAATCCTGAGACTATATCTGCAATTGCAAATACAACCATCACTGCAAATGATGCAAAACCTACTACGTTTTTTTCGTTGATGTCGTTTTCATCCTTAAACATATCTCTAAAAGCCATCCATTTACGTTTTAAATAATTTAACATAAATAACATTTTAAGTGTAACATTCCTTTTATATAAATAGTCTTTTTTGTACGCGGAAGGGGGTTCCTACACCCCCTCTCGCTTCCTACAACGAAATCTATTACTAGAGATCGTCCTCCGTATTGTATATATCCTCCTGTAATCCGGAGTAATTATTTCCCATCGAGGCTTTTAATTTCCTTTGGTAAGAACTCTCCGTTGACGGATCCGCATTTTGTACAAGCGAAAACGGGTATTGGGATGTAGGCCGGTTGACCTGTTCCTGTAAGGAGTCCTGATGCTTTTCTAAGTACGAGCTGTTGTTCGAAATATCCGTTTCCGCACTCGTCACATGTAACCCCTGTCGTTTGATTGATGTCGACATTTAAATTTTGTTGCATATTAATTATTTCTTTGCCTTACGTGGCTTTCTATAATAATCTCCATTAGAATTTGATTCTGATAAAGATGCTCCTCCTGCTGGTTTAACAGTGTTAGTTTTCTTTTTAGTAGGTGCTTTTGGTGTTACCTTTTTAGCAGGCGCTACTACTTCTTCTTTTTTAGCTTTAAGTTTCTTTGCAATAAAAAATGCTGCTGCTGCTAAAGCTACGGCGATTAAAATAAATTTCATATTATTTGGTTTGTTTTGGTTTTCTTCCTCTTCTTGGTTTTTTCTTTGCAGCGTCTACTACATCTCCAGCCTGATTGATTACCTCTTTAGCTGCATCTTTAACATCTCCGAGTTCTTCTTTAACTCTTTTTGCTCTTTCTTTAACATCTTGAATGATTTCTTTCCCGTCTTCTACTGCATCCTCTACAGCATCAGGAATACCGTCATTATCTTCGTCTTTAAATTTTTTGAAGAATTTTGTTGCTACGAAAATACCACCGGCAACTACTACTAAAATTAAAAGGATTATTCCAATTGTTTTCATAAATGATTATTTGTATTTATTATAAATATACTATTTTAAAGGAATCTTAGCGGGTTTCCAATATGTCCCGTATTTTTCTTCAATATAAAAGTATAATTCTATTAGCTCTAAGTCGGTATTCATTACCTCTTCTTCGTACTGTTCCTTAGTAAGTTTAAACGTCTGTAAGAATCCTCTTTCAAGTTCCTGAAGTTTATTAGCTTCGTCCTTTTCAAAGTCTTCTAATAGTCTTTTACGTCTAGCTCTATCTAAAGAAGTCTCTTCTACATACCTTCCGGTATCCCTATAAAGCTCTCTCCATTTGTCGTTCATTCTATGTTCTACAACTTGGGCTTCATACTTAAACGAACCTATATCGAAATCACCGTTAAGTATTCTATCCTTAAATGGATGTCTAGAAGTAAGAGGTTTATTCTTTAACGTATAACTTCTCCACCACATAAACCTATCGTAAGGTTTTTTGAAGTAGTTAGTAGTTAGGTGATCTTCTAATTCTTCTAGACTAGTAGTCGGACTATAGGGTAGATTTATATTCATACTTAAAGATAAGAAGAAATTTCTTTAGCTCCAACTTTTTCAAAGAATTTCTGTGCCCTATAGTTCCACTTATCACAATAAAGTCTGATTTCTTTATACGGTGTATAGTTGAAGCAATGTAGGATAAATTTTACTGGCATCCCAGCTTCTCTTCTATCACTAACAAACATATTATAAAGATAGTCTTCATCAAACCATACATGCCCTAAAGCTCCTTTTTTATCACGAAGTAAAAATAAAACTTCATTATTAGAGAACCGTTTTTGGGTTTCTTTTAAATCCCACATTTGATCCCATTCTATTTCTCTATTGAAAGCTTCTATACTTTCTTGTATTTCCTTAATAAATTTGAAAGAATTAGAATTGGTTACCTGTACGACTCCTTTTACCTCCCCGTACGGCATTCTATTTTCAATACTGTACCAAATTTTATCTTCCACTCTGTAAAATTCTAGCTGCTTCTAATATAGATGCTTCTGAGTATTCAATTAAAATATTGTAAGCTAGTTTTTTATCTCCTTCACTTAAGATAGGTTTTTTAATTAGCTCTCTATCTGAGATGTCACCTAGAAAAGGTCTTCTAGTGACAGTTTCTCCTTTATCTGGAGATTCATAGATATAGGTTGTTTTTGGACCAGTGGTTGATATTCTACCTTCTTCTACTAACTCTTCGTACTTTTTAATTGAATCACTCATAACATTTATTTTATTTATTTCCAGTTAAAATTGTTACCCATCGCTCCCCATTTTGAAGTTTCAAAGAACATTGGTTTCTTTAAATCTAGAAACTCTATGATTCCTTTTGGAGATAAATCGTAATCTTTAATTTGTATATCTTTACCGTCTACCTGTGCTAATGCCTGTAAAGGTTGATCATACCCAATAGCATAAGATAGCTGAACGATAACTTCACTTGCTTTATACTTTTTGAGGTAGTCTACAGCAACACGTCTTGCCATATAGGCTGCCGATCTATCTACTTTAGTTGCATCTTTACCTGAGAAAGCTCCTCCTCCGATTGGCACTCTAGGTCCGTAATTATCAACGGCTAATTTTCTTCCAGTAACTCCTGCATCTGCATCAAAACCTCCTTGTTTCCAATCTCCGGCTGGATTACAGTGAAGTTCTTTAATTGTGTATTTTTCTCTTTTGAAAAAATCTGTACACATAGTTTCTAAGTCTGCTTTTGGAGCATTTTGAAATGACGCTACAACCCTAACACTCTTACCGCTTAATGTAACTTGTGTCTTTCCATCGAATGGATACTTTCTGTATATCTCTCTGTTTAATTTTCTAGCAAGGTAGTACTCTTGAGGTACCTGTTCGTTGTTATCGTTACAAGCATAACCTATCATAATACCCTGATCACCAGCTCCTCCGGTATCTACCCCTTGGGCTATTTCTGGTGATTGAATAACTAGGTTAATAGTTACGTCTGTGATACCTGTTAGGTTAGCTACATAAGCTTTAATAGTAGAGTCATTTACTTTAGTTTTAGATGTAACCTCTCCTGTAATAAATACTTTACCATGACCTCCCATGGTTTCGATTGCACATCTAGAATCTGGATCACCGGCTAAATAAGCGTCTAAGATTGCGTCTGATACTCCATCACATAATTTGTCTGGGTGTCTTGGTGATACGAATTCTGCTGTTCTAATTTTCATAAATACTTTTCTTTGAATAACTTTTTAAAGTTGTTATAACCTGCTGCTGCGTTTGCTTGCCAGTCTTCTGTTGAGCCATCATCACTAACCCACTTATACAAAGATAAGGAAATTCTTTCGTTCTGACAAACTTTTGCTATGGAATATCCTTCCATATCTACAACATCACATTTTTTTATATTTTCTACATAACTTTTACTGTAGACTTCTGATGTATCATAGAAAGTATCTGTAGTGAAAAGTTTGTAAGGTGAATTTGTAATCTCTATAGGGTCGTGTTCAGGAACTACACATCCATAGAAGTCATCATATACGGTTCCTATTTCTAGAACTTCACCTCTTTTATGATTTTTAAGATTACCGCAAGAACCGAAATTAATTACACGGGAAGGTTTTCCACCACCGTGGGCCAGTTTATGATTCTCTATAAGCTTTTTTGTATTTAAAGCTGCTTCTACTTTTCCAACTCCTATAATATGAATTGGAATACCAAATAACTCTCTATCATGATGTTCGAGTTTGGTTGCTGATACTAATAAGATATTACGCATTTTGTTTTATGGTCTTTTACGATTCCTATATCCAATAAACATAGAGAATCGATTACTTGATATCCGGCAAAATCTGCTAGTTCTTCTGCTGCTTTCATTGTCCCTCCTGTAGCGTAAACATCATCTACTAAGACAACATTACCCCAGCCGCTTTCCATTTCAATTATATCTGAACCGTATTCAAGATCATATTCAGTTCTACATAGGGCTGCTCCTCTATCGGGAAGTTTACCTGCTTTACGAATCATTTTAAATCCTTTCAGGTTGATTGCTGCTAAAGCAGCTGCAAATATAAATCCTCTTGATTCGATTCCAACAAAGTAATCTACTTTATCCATATCAATGAGTTCTCCCATCGCATATATTGCATCATAGAATGCTACTGAATCTTGTAATAGGGGTTGGATGTCTCGGTATAAAATACCTTCTTTAGGAAAGTTTGGAACCTCTTTGATATAACTTTTAAAATCCATTTATTTACCTCTTCCGGCTTTTTTTACAACTTGTTTAACAACATTTTTTCCTTTGCTGTTTTTAACTTTACTTTTACTTGTACTGGGTGTTAGGCTGTTGCCAAAAAATTTAGAACTCATTTGATTTATGTTTTGGTTATCATTCCACGATTCCTCGAAAAATATAAAGTCTTGCATATTAATAAATATAAGAAATCTTTTCTTCTAAACAAAAAAAAAGAGGCTAAATAGCCCCTTCTTTATAATTTATTACAACCTGTGTTGCACCAAAATCTTTCTCGACCCAGACTTTTTTACCTTCCAGATACATCACCCGCAGGGTAACGCGATTATTCTCGTCATATTGTGTCCATATACCGTGGGGTTTAAACACTCCATCTACCTTTGTATAGATACCTTTTTGTGTCGGTGCTCCATCAAATTTAATGGTGACTGCTACGGTATTTTCATTTACTACTTTATAGGTCTTTTCCTGTGCAAGTCCTATGGCAGATACAAGCATTGCTAATGCAAATAAGATCTTTTTCATATGCCGGTGTTTAGGGGTTATGTTAATAAATAGTCCAAAATTGAACTTCTCTTGAACTTCTCTTAAACTAAGATAACACAATTTTAGCAGGATGGCAACTATATGGCAATAAAAAACCCCACCGGTTGAGGGTAGGGTTAGTTAAAAATGCGCGTGGCACCTTCGGTGCGGGAGAGAGAAACGCCCCCGCCCCTCGGATTACTTAGACTCTTCTACGGAAGCTTTACGGTAGTCGGTAATCAATTTCTTGATCTCTCCTGCTGCCTTACGAGCTCTCTGTTGAGATGCTTTAGTAGTTCCTGCATTGTTTTCTGCTAACTCTGTAAAGTTAGCTTCAATTGCTTCGAATAATTCTTGTTTTTTTGACATAATCTTAATTTTAAAATTTAATTTATCCTAATAGCATGTTTGGATCCATACCATTACTTTCTTTTTTGTTTTTCTCTGGTAAGTTAGAGACTACTGCCTCTGTAATCAACATCGTACCAGCAACCGATGCTGCATTTTCTAGTGCTAATCTTGTAACTTTGGTTGGATCAATAATTCCTGCTTCAAACATATTAACTGTTTTGTCAGCTCTTGGGTTAAAACCTAACCATTTATCTTTAGAGTTTTGTAACTCTGTATCAATTTCTCCTATCTTATCTGAAGTAAAACCTGCGTTTAATAAGATTTTTCTGAAAGGAGCTTCGCATGCATTCAATACAATTTGATATCCTTTGTATTCATCTTTAGATTCAATTGAGTCTAATCTACTTTCTAGCATTGTGGCTGCATTTAGTAATGCAATTCCTCCTCCAGGTAAGATTCCTTCTTCTAAAGCTGCTTTGGTTGCATGTAGTGCATCGTCAACTCTATCTTTCTTCTCTTTCATCTCTACTTCTGTCATTCCTCCTACGTGAACGATTGCAATACCGCCGATGAATTTAGCTAATCTATCTTGAAGATTTTCTTTTTCGTATGGAGATTTAGTATCATCAATTTGATTTTTAATCTCTTCTACTCTTTGGGTAATCTTCTCTTCATCTCCTTTAGCGTCAATGATGGTAGTAGTATCTTTACCTACTGTAACTTTATTAGCTGAACCTAACCAATTAGTGTCAAACTTCTCAAATCTCATTCCTTTCTCTGATGAGATTACTTGACCCCCGGTTAAGATTGCGATATCTTCTAGGACTGCTTTTCTTCTATCTCCAAAGTCAGGAGCTTTAACTGCAGCTACAGATAAGATTCCTCTCATTTTGTTAACTACTAGTGTCGATAAAGCTTCTCCATCTAGGTCTTCAGCAATTATTAATAAAGATCTGTTCTGCTGTGAGACACTTTCTAGGATTGGAAGTAACTCTTTGATTGCATTTAACCTCTTGTCGGTAATTAAAATCAACGGTTTTTGAAGAACAGCAGTCATGGTAGAGTTATCCGTAACGAAGTATGGAGACTTATAACCGCGATTGAATTGCATACCTTCGACTGTTTCGAGATATGTTTCTCCTGTTTTGGATTCTTCGATTGTAACAACACCATCTCTTCCTACTTTATCCATAGCAGTAGAGATCAATTCTCCAACTTCTGTATCGTTGTTGGCTGAAATTGTAGCGACTTGTTTTAGCTGTTCTTCATCCGTTATTTCTTTTGAGTAATCAGTTTCTAAAAACTTAACTACTTCTTTTACTGCTTTATCAATACCTCTCTTAACGTCTACTGCATTTGATCCTGCATCTAAAGAATCAATACCGTCATTAAGAATAGTTTGTGCAAGTAAGGTAGATGTTGTTGTACCATCACCTGCCTGTTCTGCCGTCTTAATAGAAGCTTGTTTAACAATCTGTGCTCCTAAATTCTCTACTTTATCTTTTAGTACAATAGATTTAGCTACTGTTACACCATCTTTCGTAGATACTGGATTACCCATATCTTGTTCGATGATAACATTACGGCCTGATGGACCTAATGTTGCTGTAACTGCATTTGCTAATTTATCTACTCCGTCAGCTAGTTTATTTCTAGCGTCATTTGAAAATGTAATTTTCTTACTCATATCTATGCTTCTTTTACAACTGCTAAAATTTCTCTATCTTGTGCGATATAATACTCTTCACCTTCGAAATCAATTCTTAATGTTCCGATTTTAGGTACAAGGACTACATCTCCTACTTTACAGGATCTAACTGTAATAAGTTTAGAAGGGTCAAGTTCCGACTGACGCCCTGGACCTACTGCTAATACTTCTCCCATTTCTGGTTTCTCTTTTCCTAAATCTGGAATTACGATTGAACCGTAAGTCTGTTCTCCTTCATCAATAGGTTTGATGAGGATTCTGTCGTTTGTTGGTTGTAACTTTTTACTCATTGTTTATATTTACGTCTGTTATTTCTTTTACTAGGTAGTATACTCCATTCGAGTTAAACATTGTATCACAGTGAAGAAGTTCTCTCCAAGCCTTTAATCCGTCTACGTTACCGTTAACTTGAGACTCTTTAATTTTTCTAACTACTTGATACAAGTTTCCTCGAACTTCTATAACCTCTTTGTTCATTATATTAATATATGAAGATTTATTTAAAGATCAAACCCTAGAGCGGAATTAATCTATTTTATTTTAAGAGTCTTTACTTCTGACCCTTTAGCGTATGGAATTGCAATCTTTAGTAATCCGTATTTAAATTCAGCATCAGCTTTACTTAAATCAAATTTACTATCGATTTTCCATCCTAAATTAAACGAACGTTTGGCTATACCTCTGTGGATATATTTTGCCTCGTCGTCTTTATCTACTTTATTGTAATTTACCCGTAATGTATTATTTTGAGTCTGTACCTCGAGCTCTTCTTGAGAAACTCCTGTACAAGCGATGTCGAACACTAGATGTGTCTCTGTCTCGTAAATGTCTACTGGGTGAGGAAGTTTGGATTCTGCTAGTGGTGCGTAACCATTGGCTGTTTGCAAAAAATTGCGGACTAAAATGTCGAACGGATTTCGTTCATGTAAAAAAATGTTACTCATAATGATGTAATTTGTGGAGTCCTAAGATCTCCGGTTAATTTAAAAGTTGAAAGCTCTAGGGTCAATCTTCTTTAATATAAATATACTTGATTTTAATTTTTAATGTCCATCCGCCCAGTTATTTGCAATTTCTGGTGGTGCTTTTAGGGTTACTCCTGGTAGTACAGTCGTAGTTTCCATTATATGCTGTACATGAGGTGCAAACATTTCTGCATCTTTTTCTGATACATTCACAATAAGTTGATCATGGACCTGTGCCTGACATTTAGCATCTATTCCTAACTCTATAGCTTTTCTATTAATCTGTACCGCTGCACGGTTTACTACTGCAGCTGCTAATGATTGAAGTTGGAAGTTAAGGCAGTTATTAAGTCCGTTTCGGTAATCTCTATAAGCTTGTATTACTACTTCTTTACCGTATTTAGCTTCTAACTCTTTTCTAAATCTCCAATCCATCATACGGTCTTGAAACTTCATATAAGTCTTCTGAACTTTAGGTAAGTGTCTAACTCGTCCTACATAGTTTTTAATGTAACCGTGAGCTTTGACTTGAAGTCTAGAATTCTCTCTCCATTCTTTAAGCTGAGGAAATCCATCTAAATAACCTTGAACTAATTCTTCAGCTTTCTTCTGATCAATACCTAAAGTCATTTTAAGAGCATAAGCTTCCATACCGTATGCAATACCTAATGAATAAGCTTTTGCTTTATTACGAGCAGGAGCATCTAAGTTCTTAAGGTAGTTGGGTGCTTTCTTGTCTGCTGAGACTCCGTTAGGGAATCTTTTACGATCCTGATCTAATCTTTCAGTTTTAATAGCAACTGTAGAGTAGAAGTCCCAGCCTTTGTTAAAGATTTCCTGTAAAGCAGTATCGCCTGTTACAGATGCAAAGCAATGAGGTTCTAATGATTCGTAATCGGCATCGATTACTTTTCTACCTTCTCCGGCAATCATAAACTTTCTCACGATATTGGTATACTTAACAATAATCGGAGCATCTTCTCCTTCCTCTTTGGGTTTAGGAAGCTGCTGTGCATCTGATCCATAGCGTCCTGATACAGTACCATTCTGTTTGAAGTAGAAATAGTATTTACCGTCTTCGGCTCTGTCTCTGAACCTGTCTACGTAGGTAGATTTAATTTTAAGTAACTTGTTATATACTCTTAGGTTTTCAGCCCAAGTATAAGTTTTAGATAACTCTTCGATCATATCCATATCGAATTGAGCTCTACCTGATTTAGTCTGCCCTGCTGCTTTAAGAGGTTCAATTCCCATATAACCGAAGACGATCTCACCCAAGTGTTTTTTAGACTGGATATTAATAAGATCTCCGTCGTTTGATTCCCTCCACATTGCCATCGAGATTCGGTATCTTTCTACCTCATCGATAAGGGTCTCGTCTCCGGTTAATAGGAACTGCTTTACTTTCTCTTCTTTTTCACTAGAGGGTTCAAATGCTTCTATATTTTTCTGGGTAAGTGAATACTTACCTGTTTTTTCTGATTTAGGTAAAGGAATAGAGTATCTTGCAACAATATTCTGTGCCCAGTTACCTTTTGGTGATACTGGGTAGTTATCTAATGCAGTCTTAACTACCCATGATTTCGCTTCTGAGGTCTCTAATAAGGATTTCATTACAATATCTTTATTATCTTCAAGATCTTCTGAGATCTCTTTGTGTGTTTGCTCTATTAAGTCCATATCGAGTTCTACACCGTATGATTCCATCGGTACAGTTACCTCTCTATAAACAGGCATTACTTCATCTTCAAAGAAGAATTTCTCCAAACCTTCATCTCGTAATTTATCCAAATATAGATTACAAATGCGAAGGGTAAGGTCAGTATCAGCACTAGCATACTTGCTAAGGATGTCAAGATCAGCCTTGTAGATTTCAAAGCTTTCTTTAGTAACAGAGCCACCATTTTTCTTAATAGATTCTTTAAGTTCAATTTGCTCCTGGTTAGCAGCTTCTTCTACGTTCAGGCCAAGAGCCTCCTGATTCATAATAGCTATAGATTTCAGTCCAAAAGGATTACCAAAGCCAAAAGCTCCTTCCTCATAAACAGTATGAACTAAGAGTCCAGTATCTACCCAGATGTCTTCTAATAAGTCAACACCGTAGTAATTTTTAATAAATTGAACGTCAAAGGAAGCATTGTGAAATACTAATTTCTTTCCTTTCAAAAGCTTAAGTAAATTTCTACTTAAAAGCTCGGTAGAGGTCTCATCAATCTCTTGTAAGATTAACTCTTCTCTATGATAATCCCATACTAAAGTAGGAAGATAGAACCCAATACCTTCATCTCCGGATACTGACCATCCGATAATTTTATCTTTTCTGGGGTTTAGACCAGTCGTCTCTGTATCGACTGCTATTACATCTGAGTCTAGGATGTGTTGGTGTAGTAGTTTTAACGTTTCACTATCTTGAACGGTGTAGTACTTCTTTTCTAACTGCATTTATAACCATTTTTATTTAATATAAAGATACGAATACTTTATATAAGATCCAACAACTCTTTTGGGTAATCTTCTTTTTTTATTATTATACCTAAATGATTTTCTAGGTTCTTTATTACAGCTAATTTTGCTGCTTTATCTCCTTTGCCGTACGCCCAGGCCATTGAACCTTTGTGACCTTGTATTTCTTCTTGAATGTTTGTAAACGTTTTATTAACTAGAGTTTCATCTTCCTCTTCAAGTTCAAAGTCCAAGTCGTAGAGACCGGCAAACTTAAGTAGTTCTAGTAGATTCTCCTTCTGATAAGCTTCTTTTACCGCATTAAAGTCATCTACCTTTCCTCCTTTATCAGGATGGGTGTAAGTAGATAACTTTTTATACAGTTTTTTAAGTTTTTCCGGTTTTTGTTTCTTTGTAGGTTTTTCCTCTTCTTTGCCTGGAGGATCTTTTCTCATCTCTCCGGTCTCTTCATTAACCCACATTTCAGATTCCTTTTGAACAAAATATTTTCCAAACAGTTTACTCCATTCACTTAGGTAGCTTTCGAGTTCTTCTTCAGTCTCTTCAAGTTCTAATTTGAGGAATTCATACTTATGGGATATTTTCTTGAGGTATCTAGACATTTATAGTTCTCCGTACAGATCAAACTTTTCTGGTTCGGGTTCTTCTATAAATATTTCTTTTTCTACGATTGCGTATAACTTTCCTCTTAATGGAGCTAATCTGTAGTCTCCTTTGAATTTAGTTTTCCTTAAGTACGTAGTAAGAGTTGGAACCAACCCTTCGATAATATTTTCTTTATCGATGGTCAGTTCCCAATTATCTCCAGGGGGTACTCTGGTTGCAATCAACTCTAGTTGTTCTTCGATTACTTTCTCAGCCATTACTGTCTTAAAGTTTTAGCGATTCTATAATCTGGAGAGGTAAAGAATTCAGGTATCAACATTGAATGTGAAGCCCTAATTGGATTAATATCTAATCCTCCTCTACGGGTATACAAACAAGTTACCATTAATTCTTCAGGATCAAAAGCTTCTTTTAAGTGCATATAAATCATTTCACAAATCTCTTCATGGAAGTGGGATACAGTTCTGTGAGATACAATATATTTGGCTAATGATTCAGCTGTTGGAACTTTTTCACCTTTAATATTAATAAATACATCCCCCCAGTCCGGTTGGTTTGTAACTCTACAGTTAGATCTTAATAAGTTTGATCTGTACTCCTTATGAAAACCATTTCCATCTTCTGCCTCTAACTGTGAAGAATCTGATTTAAAAGCTGTAAAGTCAATTGCATCTAAGTCTGTATATTCAGATAAATCTTTATATACAAATCCTATAGCTGGAACTTCATTTTCTGATTGATAAAAAGAAACAGTTGTGTTAGTTTCTAATAATTCATCTAAATCTCTTTTAACTCTTGCTTCAATTCCTAAAATACATTCTCTGGCTGATTCACCAATGCGGGTCATATTAAATGAATTCAAATATAACTTAATTGATTTGGATTCAACGTGATGAGATGAATCGGCAGGACAAACAATTTTAAGCATTCCGGCAACCGGTTGTCCTTTAGTTGTAATAGCTGATACTTCATATGCATTCCAAGTATCTACACCTACAAATGGAAGGTTGTTATCATCGATGCCGTATGCTTCACGATTAAGGTATCTCGGTACCTTTACTAACAATTCTGGGTTATACTGGTCTGAATAACCATCACCACCTACTTTACCTAAATGCTTTCCAGCAATTTTTACTACTTCTTCGTAATTTTTAACGTCTGACATAATTAACTAATAAATTCTAATATTTGTTCAACTCTCTGCAATGGTGACCCTGTTACAGTTAGGTAGGGCTGTCTTACTCCTTCTAGTAGATTTTGAAATTGTAAGTCAATATCTTTTCTCCATTCTTCATTTACACTTCTAACTCCATCATCAACTGATTGAAATTCGATAGGAAAATAAACATAATGGGTATATTCGTTTTTTACTCTCTCCCAAGTATCCATAATATAGCTAAATGCTTCTGTAGAGATATTAGGCATGAATGATGAATATACAGCTAAATCCATATAACATCTATCTAGTAGGGTATTGTTACCTGATAGTAACGCTTCTAAATGAAAACTACTAATAGCAAGCTGTGTTTCTGATGTTCCTAGTTCATTTATAGGAAAACCATATTTAGCTACACTACGGGTAGATTCGTTTATAAATTCGTATTTAGGTATTTTGTTTTTAAGTAATTCGTAAACAGTAGTCTTACCTGTACTACTAGCTCCTACTAATGCGATTCTTTTGATCATATAACCTATTTTATTTCTATAAAGATAAGAAGACTATTTCTTTTCTACAACTATTCCCTTAAGTAAATTTACCCATAAGTAGAGACTCCTGTCTCTTAAGGTGTCAAATAATTCATCAAGAGTGGCTATATCCCAAGTAGAAAATCTTTCAAAAGATAAAACCTTTCCTTCATCTACTCCAGCTGTAACTCTATGAATAACACATCCTGCTGTAGGGTAGATATCTTTCTTAATTCCATCCCAAGTTCTTACTTGAGGATCTTTACCTTTAAGTTCAGGATAGTCTGTAATGAGACCAGGGTGACCATTAAACATTGTATACTTTTCACAAAGTTCTGGAGGTATCACTCTTAGCCAGCCATGTAGAGTTATAACCGGATTATCAAACTTACTTAGAAGTCTTTCATAATCTTCTACAGTAGGTTTATTCGGAGTATAGTATAGAATCTCTTCTATGTTACCCCAAGAAAGGATCTGTTTATTAATCTGTCTGAGATTTTCAGGTCTTTCGTTAGTAATAATTCTATCTGGGAGTCTTCCGAGTCTCTCTACTAAATCTACTATCTCAGTTCCAGTTTGTGAGAAAAAACAAATCCAAGGTTTATTCATTTTATAACATTTATTACTTGTTCAACATCTACAGGGTAGGTATACTTTCCATCATCGACAGTTAGTCTTCCGGCTTCATTAATATGTGTAACTTTTCCTTTTTCAGTGCTACCTGCAAAAGCAAACTCTACAAACTCTCCTATTTTATACCGTTTTCTTTTCGCCATTTGTAAACCATCTAAATTTATTAATATTGTATAAGATCGTATTTGTATCTTCTACTTCGTAATTAATAAGTTCAAATAACTTTTGAGACTCTTTAGACCATAAGCCGTCTTCTCCGTACTCGATTCCTTTTATACCATGTACTACTGGGTTAGAAGTATCTAATGAGTAGATCCAGGGATACTGTGAGTAGAAGGAGAATTCTTGAGGTAGACCACATCCTAATAGGTGATGAGGTTTACTCTCATTGATTACACCGTCTTTCATTAAGTCTCCTAAGAGTTTAACCCTTCCAAGCATCCAACTTACATATTTGTTAGGATGTGGGACAGACTTAGTATAGTACGAGTAGTCAAAGGATATCGCTATCATATCAACATCAGCTAACTCATTCATATAAATGTAACAAGCTTTTATCTCTTCATATGACTTCCCTTGAACTACCCCTATCTTCTTGCCTGGCAGGTCTTTATATCTAAAATTCCATTCAGCCATTTGAGACATAGTCTTTTTAACATTCTCTAAGGCATCTGGTACTATATACCAGGTAGGTCTTAATCTTTCAACCCATCCGGCAAACTTTTCAGCATCAAAAGCTTCTTCTAATTCAAAGATAGAGTTATCTAGTATAACCTCTCTACCTTTTCTTAAAGCTACTTTAAACTGTTCTAAGTACTCTTCATCTTCTTCAAATAAATGTACTAAAGCATAATCATAATCGGTAACTTTTTGTACATCTGTAAATATACTTTTAGGGCTTTCGTGTGCTATTTTAATCATCTATTTCTTCTACTGTATTATTAATATCTTTAAAAGCATCATTCATCATTTTCATTGCTTCATCTAACTTAGCTTGATAGGCTTGTAAATTGCTAGCTTGTTCAATAGCTGCTATTGCAATAGAAAGGGGAACCATTTCCATTTTATGACTCTCTACATAAACTTTATGTTCTTCTAAATTAATTGCCATCAAAAAATTGTTTTAAGTCTGGTCTGAAGTAGTTAACAGATTTCATTACTTTTCGGTCTCTAGTACGGTACACAATATATCTTCCTTCTGCAATCTTTTCAAAATGGCAGGCCTCACCTTGCTCTTCACTTCTTTTGCTGACGGTAAGTATGGCTTCTGCTTCAGTTTTACAAGCTTTTGACATATTACTTGCTTGGACTTCTTGATAGGCTGGCCATATCTTTGCTTTAAGACCATGTAACATAGCACCGTTCCCAAGGGAAACATAAGTAATATCGCAAAGAGCGTCCAAAACTTCCACGATGTCTCCATTTTCACAAGCTTGTCTATATTCTTCAAGTTCTTCGAGGATAAAATCATAGACGAACTGCCATTCTTTCTTTTCAGGTATGGTTGGAACATAATTGTTTGGTTTACCAAAGGTTGCGTTAAATGTTTCTACTTCAGATACAAAAGGTATATACCCTTCTTCTTCAAATAATGATAATTGCATAACTTTTATTTTTTATATAATATAAAGATAAGAAAAAGGTCCCGAAGGACCAAATTCTAATAAACTTTTATAATTCTTGATTGTGTCAGGCTTACTACCTTAAAGTCTGATTCTCCTTCTAACTCTTTGTAGGTTTTAGCTTCTGCTTCTGTTCCGGTCATAGCATCTACTAAGTAAATTTCTTTTACTTTTTGAATTCGACCTCTATCGTTCTCTCTTTTGAATTCTACTGTGACTTGCCAGTAATATAATTCTGCGGGTATTATGCTCATAAAATTAATTTTAGTTTCTAATTGATAATTCTATATTTTTGTAGAACTCTGCTTTAGCTGAATCTTCGTGTAAAAATGCTCCTGTTAATTTTGCAGTCTGCATAGCTGCACCTTGATGCTTAACTCCTCTACAGGATACACAAGCATGTGTAGCATTTATCATTACGGCTACTCCTTGGTTTCCTTCACAGATTTTATCTACTGCATTATGGATTGCAACAGTTAATTGCTCTTGAATTGCTCCTCTTCTTCCAAATTGTTCTACAATTCTGTTTAGTTTGGATAATCCTACTACTTTACCATTTTCTGAGGCAATATAAGCAATGCTTACTTCTCCTCTAATTTGCTGATGGTGATGAGAACACATAGAGATAACAGGTATTCTGCTTTCTTGTACGATACCATCATACCCATCTGAAGGGAAAGCTGTAACTCTATCTAAAGGAGAATACCTTCCTGCCCATAAGTCGTTAACATATGCTTTAGCTACTCTAGTTGGAGTTTCTGATGAGTTAGGATCTGATTTGTAATCTACTCCTAAAGCTGTTAAGAAATCTGCAAATGCATTAGAAGCATTTAAAATGATTTCATTTTTCTCCATTTCGGTAAGTCTAGCTTCGGGTCCATCTTTAGCCTGCTTTTGAGCTAATTGAGTAGAAATACCATTTGCAAAACCTGCTTGAACCAATTCGGTTCCTTTAATAAATTTTTTAGCCATCTATAACTGTTTTTGTATACTTAAATATAAGAAATATCTTTCTATTTGACAAGATAATCTTGAATTGTTTTTGAATCTTTTTCTTCCCAGGGGAATACTAACCAATCATCGTTGGTAATTAATTCTCCGGTGAATGTAGGTATGATTTTACTTCCCTCTCTTGTAGCAAGTGTTGCTGTTCTAAACGCATACCCTTCTAATTCTGAAAGTGTAATTCCAGTATCTGCTATATCGTCAAATACTAAGACTTGTTTTCTAGCTGCTGTAGTTAGATTTTTAGCCTGTTCTAACTCCATAAATTTAAAACCATACCTATGTGAGAATAGAACTGCCGGAATTAAACCTCCTCTTGGAATTCCACTTACGTGCCTGATGTTGTATTTTACTTTTGAAACCTGTTGGTGAATTAGAGCTAATTGTAAATTAACCCAATCCCAATTAAAAAAAACCTTTTCTGTCATATCTTAGTTTGTTCTATATTCTATCCAATTTGAAATATGCGTTCCGTTATTAGGAAATTTAAAAATAACCTTTCTCCCGTCAAACTCTATAGTTTTTACGAACCCGGATGGTACTGTCGCTCCTGATGGTAAAACTGTTAATTTTCCTTCAAACAATACTTCTATTCTAACCTTAACCTCAAAAAAGTTTGCTAAATCTCTTTCAAAAGATTCTAATTGGCTCCACTGTCCTCTATTTAAGTTTTGATGCTGGAGTGCTGAATTAAGGTAGCTAAATGTTTTTTTAAGTGTCTTTACATCACAAGAAAAAGAGGCAGCAGGGGCTAAGTGTCCTTTGTCCCAAACATTATCTACGTAATCTAAATTGTCAGAAGTATGTATATCTTTATCGGTATAAAAATCCATTCCAGATCTAGATGCTTGTCCGTTGGGACATTTAACAGTATATTCCACATACAGTGGTTGTTCATAAACTTCAGAATAAATACCTTTATATAGATCATCTACTTGGAATTCTACCCTATGTCTTTTTTGTGCGAATACTACCTGAATTAATAGTATAAGGGTTAGGCTTAGTTTTACTCTCATTATGTTAGTTGATAAATTTAAGTCCAAAAAACTCGTAGTTCTTATGAACGTACTCTTCTTCTCCTGCTTCAATTGCATCTTGTTCTGAATCAAAGATTGCTTTTACCGGGCATTCTGGTAGGCAAGCTCCGCAGTCAATACATTCGTCAGGGTTAATATATAGCATTTTTCCTTCTATCTCCTCTTTGGTCATTCCGGCTACTTCTGCTCCTGCACCTGTTACGTCTATAGGGCCGTGAATACAGTCTACAGGGCAGACATCAACACAGGCAGTATCGCAGGTACTAACACAAGGTGATCCAATTATATAACTCATATCTTAGTTAGGATAATAACGTTCTATAGTTTCCAATACATCATCGGCTTCAGCCAATGCTTTAATTGCTTCTATTGCATTATTGTAAAAATCTTCTGTAGAGTGGTCTCCAATTCCAGCTGGATTTTGTGTAAGTAGCTCTAATGTCATTAGTGCTTTTTCTCTGTCTGCTTCTGTGATTTTACGAAGCATTTTAATTACTTGATATTGTGCCATAGTTTTAAACTTCTCTTTGATCTTCAAACGCAATAATATGCGGTCTCCATGTTAACCTGTATCCGTTATCTCTCACCCAGTCAAATAAAATCGGGTAAGACTTCTGTAATGCTTCTCTTGTATCTCCTGCTGGCATAAACCATACTTTGTCTTGAGGTGCGTCTAGAGTTTTAATACAGTCTAAAATCTCTTGTAAAGACTTTTCATCTTTTCCATCCCATACCGGTTTTAAATGGTAGTCTGAATGATAAGCAATGCTTTTTTTAATAGCATCGTAATTAAGCCTAAACTTATTATGCTGTTTTACCATTCTTTCGTCCGTGATTCCACCTTGAGGGGTCGCAACACCGATGACAGGTACTGAGTTGCTGAACTTAGGAGATATCGACAATAAATTGATAGGATAGTCAGTTTCCAGGTAATGGGAGCCTTCATTCTCCATAGTAATAAAAAGGCCTCTCTCATGAGCTAAATGTGTTAATTCGTTAACTAATTTTCCATGCATAGAAGGTGAACCTCCTGTCAACATCATTTCAGTGATGTGAGGATTATCATCATATGCTTTTATAATATCATTAAAGGAATATTTACCTTTTTCTGGATGAATAGAAGTATACCAGCTATCACACCAGCCTCCTTCACCAAAGTAACATCTATGGGTACACCCTGTAGTTCTAATAACCACTGTTGGGTACCCGGCTCTTGAACCTTCTGATTGTACTGCAGTATAAATCTCTACAATAGGTAGATTTTTATCGAAATCTTCTATTCTACCTAGGGACATATATAGCTGAGTTTTTACCGTGTTCTCTAAATTCTACTTTTATAACTTTTACTCGACCTTCAGTCTCAGTCTCTATAAAAGGCCCTACCTTGTCGTATACAAATTGTGCAAACCTTTCTGCACCGGTAGCAGGTACTATTCTTACCTGTGCTACACCAGCCTCATCCATCTTTAAGAAGGAATCTCTGAATGGATCATCTTCGGCTACGATAAAAGTGTGGTCAAACATATAGTCCATCCAATCTTTAGGAGACATCCCATCGATTGTTCCTTTAGCTCTTTTCATTCCTCCGAAATCCCAGACCCAGTTTCTTTCATCTAGATCTCCTTCAAACCATAGTTTAAAAGATACTCCGTATCCGTGTAATTTTTGGCAGTGAGTACCATCTGCCCTCCATTGACGAAATACCGTACTGAATCCGTCAAAGACTTTTGTTGATTGAAATTTTCCCATAACTTTAATTTAAACTAATTCTTCGTAAATACCAACTATTTCGGCTATTAGTAAGCCAAAAAATCCCAATTCATAAAATCCTATTATACCTACAAATGAGAATACAATTCGTATGGCGGATTTTACAAATGAGATTATTTGATGTAATTTAGGATTTGGTATATCCTTTAATTTTTGTGTAGTCTGTCTTTGATTGACTTCGTACAGATCTTTTTCAATCTGCTCTCTTAGGTTGTTAAGATCTTGTTCTAAATCTTCTCCTGTTTTTAAATCTACTGGGCGGTTAGCTCTATACATTGCCATTCCGGTGTTTTTAAAGTGGTGCTACGACACTATCGTCTTATATCTTAAGATAAGAATATAAATTTAATCTACAAACTTTTTTAGAAGTTTTTATACGTAAAAGGATCTCTTTTTTTTAATTCAGCGATCTTTTTCTTATACTCTTTTTCTTTTTTATATTCCCAAATTTTGGCTTTAATCCACTGTATTAATTTCATATTTTTCTTATTAAAAAATTATTGATTACTAAATAGTTTATTTCTGAATTTATAAATCTTTCTATTGCTTGTTTTGGAGTCATAGTGATTGTTTGATCTTTAAGATTAAAAGAGGTGTTGAGTACAACTGCTTTTTCATCTATTCTACCAAGTTCAGTAATGAGTGCGTGATATCTTGGATTTTGTTTTTTAGTTACTGTATGAACTCTACATGATCCGTCTACATGTGTTGCAGCTTCTAAGTCTCTTACTTTGGCGTTTACAACTTGATTCATATAAGGTATATTCTCTTGAACATAAAACCATCTATCGGCTTGTTCTTCTGTTACGGAAGGAGCGAATGGTCTAAATCCTTCTCTCTTTTTTATTACGTAATTTAGCTTCTCTCTCATTTTAGGATCTTTTGGAGATGCTAAAATTGAACGGTTTCCTAAAGCTCTTGCTCCAAACTCCATTCTACCTTGAAACCAAGCTATTATATTTTGACCTCTTAAAAGTTCTGCTGTTTTTTTAATTAACTTTTCTTCTGTTAATTTAAACCATTGAACTTTATCTTCATACCCATGTAATGTACTCTGAACTATGAAATTAGTGTATTCAGGACCTAAATATGGTGATGAATTATCTTGTCTTTCTCCTCTATACTGATATAGACAAGCTCCTATTGCTGATCCCGCATCGGAAGGTGCAAAAGGAATATGAATACTGTCAAAATGATCATATGCTAATGAATTTGCTACACCGTTGTAGGCACATCCGCCTCCTAGGCATAAATTTACTTCTCTTGTCATAAGTTTAGCTCTTTTGACCAGTCTTACAAATTCTCTTTCGTAGATTTTTTGTAAAGCTGCTGCTAAATCTTTATGGTCTTGTGTTAATTCATCTTCCGGAAGTCTTGGCGGTAATCCAAGTAATTTGCAAAACTTTTTATTGAACATTATACGTTCTGAATACTCCCAAGTAAAGTATCTTTGATCTATCCAGAATTTATTATCTGAATGACAAAATATCTTATCTAATTTATCGAAGTATTTAGAGGCATTTCCATACGGTGCTAGACCCATTACCTTGTACTCTCCTTCATTAGGTTTAAACCCTAAATAAGATGTTACCGTAGAGTATAACATACCGAGAGAGTTGGGGAAATCAATGGATAACACCTTCTCTATACCGTTTTCTGAACCTTTGTATATTCCTACTGTTTCCCATTCTCCTACACCGTCTACGGTTAGAATCGCGGCAGATTGGTAAGGGCTAGTAAGAAAACTAAAAGCAGCATGAGACATATGATGGTCAACGAAAGATATCCTTCCTGTGTATCCAATAGTTTGTAATAACGTAGCCGGATTCTTTGTTTTAAACTCCCGTAAGAATTTCTTCCGAAGAAAAAAAGTAGTAAATGGTCTTTTATTAAAGATTTTATTAACTCTATCTTTTTTAGTTTCAGGATTCTCATACCAACATACTTCATCTATGTCTGTGATTTTAATTCTTGCTTCTTTCAGACACCATTTTATTGCATTTACAGGAAATGCAGCATCGTGTTTAATTTCTGTAAATCTTTCTTCTTCTACTGCGGCTATTACTTTACCGTCTTTGACGATACATGCTGCTGAATCGTGGTAGAATGCTGCTATTCCTAATTGTATCATAACGTTCTTATATGTTATACTTAGTTGGAGTTATAAATTCTTGTAAATTACTCCATGCATTTTTTGCAGGTAGGGTATTATTTACTTCGTTTAGAAAATTATTGTATTCTGGGTGTTTTTTGTCCCATACTTTTATTTTGTTAAACTCCTCTTCAGAAAAGGTTCCCCAATTGTTAACTTTACCGTAGAATATATTTGCTTTATTGCCAAATACACTTACCATTAATTCGTAAAATATTTTCATTTCCCTATAGTTTCCTTTTTGCACAACAAAAGAAGGTTTAATTCTTTTGAGTGTAGGTATTGTAGAAATAAATTTTAAATTGTCTATCAATTCATTCCATTTACCTCCTATACGGGTTATATTTTCATAGGTATCTTTTGTTCCTGCATCAATAGAGATTTCACAACTTTTAACATATGGATGTATATTCTTCATAGAATTCCACATTTTCTTATTCCACTTTGTAGCGTTTGTATGTAGATGTATTTGTTTTAAATTAGGATACTTCTCTTTATTAAAATTCCGTAAAAAATTTCTAAATCCTACTGATATAAAAGGATCACCGGAACCGGTTATGTAAAGAATAGTTATAGAATTTGAATAGGTATCCTCTATTTCCTGTATTGTGGCTTCTACTTCTTTAATTTTTTTACTATTAGCAGTAATAATTCCTATTCTGCAAGTAGGGCATTCAAGGTTGCAACTTCTATCAAAAGAAAACTGAATTACTTGAGGTTCTAATTTTTTATTCTCAAAGTTACTTATTTGCTGCTTTAGTGCTCTAGGTAGTTGTTCTTTTAAGTACAGTGGTTCTACTTTTCCTATACTACCGAATTTCTGTACTTGATTTAAAAAAGGACATTGATTTTCATCGCAGTATTTATAGGATCCGTCTAAAATAGATTCCCTTATTTCATTAGCTTCAATAGAATTCCATGAATTTTTTATAGATTCACTTTTAGGAATAGACTTAGTAAGCCAAGAGGCACAGCACAGGTAATTCTCTTTATCCTGAATTTCAAACGAAGTAAACGGAACTGAGCATATGTAGTTTTCTTTCATACCTGTGTTTAGTTGGTCTACTAGGACTCGAACCTAGAACGACTGGACCAAAACCAGCTGTGTTGCCAATTACACCATAGACCAGTCATTTTGTAGCCCGTAGGGGAATCGAACCCCTGTTACCAGGATGAAAACCTGGCGTCCTAACCCCTAGACGAACGGGCCAATAAGTGGAGAATATCGGAGTCGAACCGATGACCTCCTGCGTGCAAGGCAGGCGCTCTAGCCAGCTGAGCTAATCCCCCATTAATTTATTTTGCGGTCTGGACGAGACTCGAACTCGCGACCCCCTGCGTGACAGGCAGGTATTCTAACCAACTGAACTACCAGACCAATATTGCGGAAGATGAGGGATTCGAACCCCCGGACCTGTTACAGTCAACAGTTTTCAAGACTGCCGCATTCGACCACTCTGCCAATCTTCCTATTTGTACTCGAGGCGGGACTTGAACCCGCACGGACTAATGTCCATTGGATTTTAAGTCCAACGTGTCTACCAATTCCACCACTCGAGCAATCTTGAGCCTCCAACCGGATTCGAACCGATGACCTGCTGATTACAAATCAGCTGCTCTACCAACTGAGCTACGGAGGCAATCCTTTTAACCTGCGTGATCGGCTAATACCTTCTCAACTGCAGACTTAGCTACTTCCCAGCTTACTGGGCCAGTTTCATCTTCATATTGAACTGGGTCTTTACGACCAAGTTTAATAAACGCTTCAATACGTTCTACTGAAGATGCTGATTTGTAATCTGAGTTACCTGATGGATAAGGTTTGTATGAGGTGTTAGTTCTTTTGTAAACTTCATCGAAGTCTAAATCTAACAGATCACATAAAATTAAACCATCTTGTAAAATACCGAACTTATCAGTTAATAAATATGGTGTAAAAAACCCAACCTTATCAGCATCCCAATTTCCTTGTCTAAATGCCTCATCATCTGCATCTCTAAACTCTTGTCTACAGTCTGGATATACGGCATGATCTCCGGCATGAATACCTAAAGCAATATCTGTATTATTACCAGTTCTATTTGCTACTGATAAAGCTACAGCTTGTGTGATAGAGCTAAAGATTTTGTTTCGGTTAGGTACTACAGTAGCTTTCATATTATCTTGCTCATAATGACCTTCCGGTACATCATCTCCGCCTGATACTAAAGCTGAGTCTAATAGGTTAACTAATCCATTTAGTTCAATTAATTGGTAAGTAACATTTTGACCTTTAGACTTAAGGTAGTCAACAAGTGCTTGAGCTCTTTGAAGTTCAACACTATGTTTCTGACCATAGTTAAAAGATAAAGCTGTTACTGTGTCATACGTAGAAAGAGCACGTAATAATAGAGTAGAGGAATCCATCCCTCCTGATAAGGATACTACAACATTTTTTGCCATTGTAATTATATTAAATTTTGCCAGGTATTCTTAAGCGTATAGGCAAACGCTGAATTATTAAGATAGTGAATAAAAGGGATAGTGTCAACTAATTTAGGATGAACATCCCCACATATTCCTAAGGCGTGCATAACCGTTTCTAACATGTCTACAACTCAATTGAAGTTATTGACAACATTTCTTTTTGAATATTTTCCCAACGAGTGACATACTCATTAAGAGAATATACTTTACTTTCACCATTATTGAGTTTTTCATTTGCTACTCTTTTTAATGCTCCATTAAATGAAGCTGGATAAGATACTGTTTTAATATACTCTGTATCGTTATTACCTTTAATTACTCTTTCGTAAACGGTATAACCGCCTGATTGAGATTTAGAGATAAAAAACGGTTCCATTACTGGGTCTGTAATAACTGTATCCCCTGCTGGGATTGAATCTGGTTTGCGTAACATTTATTTTGATTTTTAAGATAAAACTAATTCTTCTAACTCTTCTTGTGATATTCTACCACTTTTTGTAACTTCGGTTCCGTCTTCTTTAATTAGGACCGTATGTGGGATACTCTTTACTTTGTATTGTGCAGCTAAGCCTGTAGTATCTTCTTCAATGTTTATACTAACAAATTCTACTTGACCGTCATACTTTTTTGCTACCTTATCCCAAGACTTCCCGTATACCTTACAAGGACCGCACCAATCGGCATAAAATTTAATTATTTTTTTCATTATCTTTTGTCTCTATTATAAGTGTCTGCTTTTGAAAAAGTACGTGCAGGAGCTTTAGATCCTGGTGTTGATGCTTTACCTTGTTTAACTGTAGGTAACCATTCCATTAACTGAGTGTAGCGTTGTTTTGCTGATGTTTTTGACATATATAACTGTTTTATTTCTATAAATATAAGAAGAATCTTTCGTTATTCCAACTACAATCCTCCATATTTTTCTTTTTGTTTTGATCTAAATTTTTTAATCTGTTGTTTTAAGTATCTTTTGGCTGCTGGTGATCCTTCTACGATTGGGCATCTCATGTACCAGACTATATTCTTTTCTTCTTTTAGTAATGTTTTTAATTGTTCTACTTCAGGTAAATTACATGTTTGTTCATTCATAATTTATTCGTTAATTCATACTACATAACATATAACTTAATATATGAACTTATTTTTGAAATATAAACTACAAAGGGGGTAAAATTGGAAAAACCTATAAGGGACTACGGTACCGGAGAAGTGGGTTTTATCTCCGTACATCGGTGATGAAAAAAATTTGGGCGGTAATTTACCTACCCAATAGCTGACATAGTAACTATAAAACCTACTATAAATAATATAAATTTCATATTGTAGAAACGTTTTGCGTATAAATATTAAAAAACGATTGGTATAAAACTTATTTAATATAAATAGGGTTAATTTTCCCGTCTTTCTTCTTTTGGGTAGAATTCAAACCTATCATGTTCAGTAGGTGTTAACAATAGTATACCTGTTTCTATATTTTCCTTGACTGTCTCTTGGTATATATGTGACATCCAGGTCTGTTCGTATGGGTGGTCCCATTTAGTATTCAAAAACATTTTTTTATTTCCTTTTTTAGAAACTATTTGAGGCCAGTTACAATAGTAGATATCACCGGTAGCGTAAGGTAGCCCTCTATAGGATTTTATGTTTTTAAATTTTAAGAATGGGGCTTCTGTTTTACTGTCTGAAAATAATTCATCTTTAACATGTTGCGGTACATTATACCAGCTCCATTGACGGGTATTATCTCCGTAGAATTCAGTAAAGTTCATCTTAAGGTAATCAAAATCTTCTTTATGGGCTATCTCTAAAGATTTTTTATATAGACCGGATACTTTCCTTAAAAAACCATTTCTACAACTTTCATCTTGACCGTTATAAAAGAACATATCGTCTTCAAAAAATAAACAGTAATCTGTAGTAGTGTCTTGGTCAAAATGTTCAGCTACAAATTGACGGCCGCCGCATATCCCTATGTTGTCTTTTTTTATTTCCTCAAATCCGTACTTTTCACATAGCTCCTTATACTTTATATCTGTAGTTCTATCTATAGAGTTGTTAAGGAGTACTTTTTTAGGTAAGTCCAGGTAATGTTGATCGTATTGTTCAAAAGATTTACAAAGAGTTTCAAATTGAGTAGGTGAATTGTAAGTTATGACATATAATCCAACCCTTTTGTAATCAACCGGAGCTTTTCCTCTAACGTTCTCAAATATAACTTTACTATTTTTGACTTTTTCAAAGAAGTAACTCATCAACCCATTGGATTCTATTTTACTATATGAAAATAAATCTGGGTATTTATATACCATTATGGAAAATAGAGATTCTTCTGTTCCCATTAAACTATTTCCTAAAGTTTCACTAAGTAGGGAATAGTATATATTTACTGTTTGTTCTATAGAGTCTTTTGGTCCTCCAAAAAATCCACCTCTAGCTACTAATTCTACTTTTTTACCAGCTAAATTACATAATTCTTTAAATTTAAAACCATGTATTTCATTTTCAGCTTGGTAGGGGAAACAAACAAAATTAAAGTTAGTAACTTGTTTACTAATTTTATCTATAACTAAGTCCGATGTAAAGTACCCTTTATGAACAGTGTTTGTTAGTCCGGCATCAATCCAGTACATTTGATCTGAATCAAAAGTATCCATTATTCTTGCGTCATTGAGTAAGAACATTTTGGACATTACTAACGGATTATAGTACTCTAAACTAGCTTGTGTAGATTCTTTTAACCATCCAGCTAAATTGTACCAATCCGGGTTTTTTCTTATTTCTTGAATTTTATTAAAAAATTCGTTATTAAACCAAGTCTTATCTCTTACGATAAACTGTGTATTTTCTTTAGATCTAATACTAAACACCGTTTCTCTCAAAGACTCTTCACCGAATATTATTAAGTTATGCGGTACCTCTAAAAGTTCTTTAAACTTAGGTATATAGTGGTCTTCAAACGATCTTCCCCAACCTTCTGATAATTCGGATCTACTGATATCCCATAATCCGGTAACTAAAGTAACTTTACTCATCTTTAAAAATTTTGTAGAAAGAATTTGATCCTGGTTGGACCCCTAAATAGTTTCGTTCGGTAGGTATATCATGACCCCAGTCTGAGAATTTAATATAATCTTGGTCTAAGAAGTTTTCTTCATATACTATAGATAGTATCTCTTCCTCTAGTGTGAGTATTTTTGCTGAAATAACTTGTGAAATTTTATCATCAAACTTTTCACATAGTTCTAAGACTTTATTTTTATCTCCTCCAAACAATCCTCCTACTACATGGGTAATTTTATCAGGGCCAGCTAAATTACTCTTAATTAGTGAAAAATGACGGCTGTAGTAACTGTCTATTCCTATAAACAGTAGTTTATCTTTTACTTTTGTATTGAGTTTTTCAAAAAATAAGGGGTTACATAAACTTTTTTTATTCTGTGGCCAATAGTTGTCAGGATTAGGTACTGTTCTTCTTTCTATCCCTCCTAAACTTTCCGGAAATAGACCATGATGAAATAGACCTCCATCTATCCAATAGTACCTTTCTGATTCGAAGTAGTTATTTTTTATAACCTCAGAAACAAAGTATGTTTTGGATAAACATAAATGGTAATTTCTATCATTATCCACAATTGAACGACCTTCAGCTAATCCGTTTTTATCAATTATGTTATAAAGCTCCTTAAGTTTATATATACTGTCTGAGTGTTTATAGTTGTTGAGATTATAGGGTATTACTTTGTAATTAAAGAACGCTTTTTTGGTAAAGTAATCTTGAATAACCTGTACTAGGTCGTCTTGAGTATAGACTACAATATTACAACCTAAATGTAGTAGGTTTTCAAACGGGGCGACATAATCTTCCCATCTATAACCTCTTCCACCTATTCTTGAATGAGGGCTGTGGTTATAAATTGCAGTTACAAGTGTATTCATGTTAGTTACCTAAATTACCTTCTATTCTATCACACCAACCTTTAGAAACCGAATGTGGCCATACTAACCATTTATGAGGAAGTGGTCCGGTGTATTCTCTCCAAATATTTAACCATTCACCATCAGCGCTAAAAATACGATCCATTTCTGTTTTTTCTGCGTCTTTTCTATAAAGATCAGCTCCATTCTCATCTAAGAAAGCTACTACCAGTAAATCGTAATCTGTCTCCGGTAAAGAATTTCTATGTACATTTATACAATGTTTAAATATACTAAAGAATGAATTTTCATAATCGTCTACTGGAGGGTTAGGGGCAAGAAAGTTTCCGGTAGTGTATTTCTGCACTCCTCTATCTCTAAATCTGATACCAGCGTATCTTTGATAATCACTTAACGAACGTTCAGTACCTAATCCATATATTCCAAAATCATTAGTCATTTCTTCCCCATCGGTACCTAATAACTGTCTTACCCTTTTGTGTGTATACGTATTAGTCTGTGACCATGTTTTGCTATCATCCCAGTGTTTAGTCCGGCCTTTTCTAGTATATTCATGCCATGCTACTACCTTGTGAGGGTGAAATAAATCATACCCATGTGTATACGCTCTTACTGCTATGCTAATTTCTTCTCCATGAAAATAGAATTCTGGATCGTGCTGTACTTCTTTAGCGAATTCCCCAACTGTAAAAGCAAAGTGAGCAGAGTAAAATCTAGCGCTTATTGGTTTAGATAGATATTGGTGATTTTCTATAGTCGAAGGTAGAAAGAACACAACTCCTTCTGGGGTAAACCTATCGAAGTCCATTTTCCAGGGAACTTGTACTCTTCCTTCTGGGTCATTATCGGGGTCAAAAGAAGATATGTAACTTGTAAGAAGTGGTTTTTTGAACCCTTCTTGTTGTAGAGACCTCAACATATTAATTAAGATACTATCCCACCCTTCAATAAATCTATGATGGGAGTCTAGTTGAAAAGTATACTTCTCTCCTTTGTAGTGTTGCTGTATTAAATTTCTTGCCCAACAAGCCCCTTTAGACTCTTGATATGGGACCTCTACTACATTAACCCTACTATCATCTTTGTATTGGTCTAAATTATCCCACTGGTCTTCTTTGGAAGTTTGCCAAACTACCGTTACTCTTAAATTATCAGGAAAATCTGCTTTCTCAAATAGATCATTCAACGTTGGAACTAATTGTGGATCTCTATAAGATGCTATTTGTACAAATATTGTATCTTCTGCTGTAATTGGATCTTCTTTTTGCATAATTTCTTTATCTATTTTATCCCACTTACCTTCTGGGCAGGCTCCAATAACAGGAGAAAAAACTTTACCTTTAAGTGCACATCCACATACTCCACATCTGTTAATACCTAAATCTGTTTTCTTATGCTCACAGGCATTGCAAATTTTTATTCTTTGGGATGCTAATTCAGATTGTTTATTATCTGGATTAAAGGCAATATTCCAAGCTTTAAAAATTTCTTCTAATTTATTCATAACATTTCAACTTTTTTATCCGTCACAGGATAAACAGTCTTCTGAAGTTCTTGAACCTATATCTCCGTTTATAACTGAATCTGTTCTTAGGTAATATAGTGTTTTTATTCCTAATTTCCAAGCAGTTTGGTGAACTAAGTTGATAAATTTAGGGCTATCTGTTGGATCGAACGCTAAGTTTAGAGATTGTGTTTGATCAATATATTTCTGCCTAACAGAAGCTTGTTCTACTAGAGCAAGTTGGTTTATTTCGGCAAATGTTAAGAATATCTCTTTATCATCTACTGGCATGATATCTTCTGGTAGGTTTGCTACAGATCCTCTATCTTTCATAATTTGATCCCAAACCTCATCTGTGTTATGTCCTTTATCCTCTAAGTATGACTCTAGGGCCGGGTTCTTTCTAATAAAAGTACCTTTTGCCGAGTTAAAAGTATAAACGTTAGCCGGGATTGGTTCAATACCTGCTGATACTCCTCCTGAAATCGTACTATTAGATACTGTTGGTGCAATAGCAAGTAGGTGTGTATTTCTCATACCAGTTCCTTTACACCATAGCGGTTCCCCGTACTCTTCTGCTAATTTTCTTGAAGCTGCCTCTGCTTCATTTTTAATTTTAGAGAAAATCTGGTGTGTATAAGATGTAGCTGCAATAGAGTTAAAAGGGATTCTTTCGTTTTGTAAAAATGTATGCCATCCTAGTACCCCTAGTCCAATCGCTCTACCTTTTTTAGCTGATCTGTGTGATCTAACCAAAGATTCTTTACCGTTAGTTTTTACTAAAAACTCTTCCATTACACCATCTAAGAAATAAATTGAAGTTTCAATTAAATCCGAGTTTTTCCACTCGTGGTATTTAGTAAGGTTTACTGAAGATAGACAGCAAATAAATGAATGTTCCTCATCTGTGTGTAGTGTAATCTCTGAACAGATATTGGTCATTGTTACATCTAGGTTGTTTCTTGTATAAGCAGGAGGATTTGCGTTATTAACGTTATCCTTAAACATAATATAAGGTTCTCCTGTTTCAACTCTTGACTTAAGTATTTCCACCCATGTCTCCATAGCCTCCGGTACTCTCCTGTCGAGTTTCTCCATAAAGTTATCATCCACTACAACACACTGATGTAGGTTTAGACACTGTCTATTAGGGTCTCCTTTAGGTCTTCTAATCTGTAGGAACTCTTTAATGTCTGGGTGATTAATATCTAGGTTTACAGATGCTGCTCCTCTTCTTACTGCTCCTTGATTGGTAGCAATAATAGTAGAATCATAAATTTTTGCCCAAGGCACAATCCCTTCAGATTGACCCATATCATCTTTACCAATTTTTCCTCCTCTTCCTCTTACTCTTGAAAGTCCAATTCCTACTCCTCCTCCAAGGGATGTCAATCTCATGAGTTCGGCATTAGTTAATCCAATACCTCTAATAGAATCAGGGGTGTCTATACCGAAACAAGAGATTGGTAATCCTTTATCTGTACCGGTATTAGAAAGTACCGGTGAAGCTAAGTTCAACCAACCCTTCCACATATA